CAGATAGAGAAGTACCTGAGATACATCATCATAGAGATAAATGACAGGAGAAAGATTGAGTTCATAGACTTGGAGAAAGCCAAGAGGTCAGGTAAGGCAATGCAGGTTCTGTTTGGAACCAATAGAATGTACCCTGCTTTCGAGTTCATCTTGGAGAACAAGTCATTCGATACATCAGATATGCTGGCGACTCAAATGACTACTGCCAGTTCAGTTGTGAGCAGGACAGTTGCGAACAAGAAATTGATTGATGCCCTGAAGAGAGGGGAAGTAAGAGGAAGGTTGCAAGAGATGTATAGTTCAAGACTTCCCATTGAAGAAGATGAAAATAGGAGTGAGAAAGAAGCAGTCGAAAATCAAAAAATAAATGATAAATTTAAACAGGCTAGGGAGAAAGGTGACAAGTCGGTTCTAGATGCCCTGAATGAAGAGGCTCCTACTGAGGTCAAGGAATTCAAGAACTCACTCATAGAGACAGAGTACACTATGCTACTTAGTGACATAGAGGATGATGATGTGGAAGAGGTCAACGAGCAGTTGGGAACTCAATACGACAATGATGGTTTCGAGAAAGTCAAGGGCAAACTAATCGAAGCAGTGAGAGAACTCATTGCAGGTAATGAGAATAGGGCGGATGAGAAGTTCAAGGAGTTGAGTGTCAAGGGACCATCACTCAGTAGGTCGCATCCCTTTGATGATGAGAACTTCACAAGGGAGTACCTTCTAGGTGGTGGCTTCGGTGCTTCGACATCCTCACCTGCTGATATCGTAAAGATTCTACAGAGGCTTTCGACGCTATTCGCTAGTGGGGCTTTGAAGAAGAGCGAGATAAGAAAATACTTCACGGACTTGGAGAATGCAGAGGATGAGGAATCAAAGTTGGAAGTCAAAGACAAATTTCTAGATGAAGTCAGAGATGACTACGAGAATGCAAGAGGACAGTTCCTTGAAGCCGTTGAGGACAATATGCGGAGAGTTCTGAAGGAAGGCACTAAGTTGGGTATCACTGTTAGGAGACAAGGCAGGGACTATGACTTTCGTGAGCCTTACATGTTTCTCAGAAAGTTATTGAGTATTAAGGGGTGATTATGTGGAAGAAGAGTTTTCAGTTTTTATGAATGAAGGAACAAGCGGTCTTGCAGACTTCTTGAAGGAGAAAGGCACTAAAGCAAATCCTAAGTTGGCTGCAAGGAACATCAAGAATGCCTTTGACAAGAAACTTCTCTTTCCCTTCTTAGTTGCTAACGAGGTCGGACCACCAATCGGTTTTGGTGAGGATACGATTAACTCACCTATCTTTGTCAAGCAGGGAGGGGAGATAGAACTGCAACCTTATCTGGTAAACATAGTTGAACCAAGTAAGAGGTCAAAGAGCATTATTGACAGGATATCTGCGAAGTACAGAGGTTTCAAGAGTCTGAAAATGAGACAGCAAATGATTGCAGATGTATTGGATAAGGTTGACTTGAAACTCACCGCTACAGGTGAGAAGAGACTGACTAGCGATGTGAATCTAGAGGACAGGAAGTTACTAGACAGCGCATTAGGACTTTTCGTAGATAAGAGAAAGGATGCTCCTGTGACATCCAGCGTACTAACATCCCCACTAGATGACAACGATGTTGTGTTAGTCGTCGCTGAACACCCCGAAGAAAAGAGGAGGTCTGCGTTGAAGAGACTAGAGGAACAACCAAAGGATATCAGAGACATTCTTAGCATATACATCAACAAACTCAAGGGGTCATTAGGAGAGAAAGTATCGATAGATAGATTGGATGCTGATATAGATATCTTCTCAGAGTTGATTGGTAAGGGAGACTTGAGACTCACGAAGAATCGTAGAAAGATATACGACTATTGGGAGAAGATAGAAGGTAAGTATGCTGCTTTCTCAGATGCACACAAAGCCTTCGCAAGAGGACTAGATGGCTCAGAGTTGAAGGACACAGAAGACAAGGAGTTGAGTCAATATATTGAGAACTTCCTAAAGTTGAAAGATTCAGACTTAAGATACGTCTATGAGTATCCTGCTGTAGATAGCAGTTCCTTGGAAACCAAAGGACCGCAGTTGATGGATATCTTCTTGGAGGAAATAGGTATGGCTCCTAAAGATAAGACACAACAACTTCCTTCAAAGAACATCGGTCCTGCTGCTGCACCTAAGAGAGATGACAAAACCGGAACCTTTTCTTTCCAAGCAGAGATGGATGAACAAGAGACAGTTGTAGACCCAATACCAAGACTCGTTGAAGTATTCAATGATATTATTCCAGTAAAGGTTGACCCATTGTACGCATATGCCTACGATAGTGGAAAGGCAGGATTCAAGATATCTCCCGCAGCAGAGAAGGAAATGAGGAAGGTCATCAACCGACAAAGAAAGACGGCAATCAGATTTGGGTTAAGCGAGAATACACTGAGAAGACTTCAGAGTTACGCAGACGATATTGAAATGAGGTCTTACATACAAGAAAGAGACTTCTTCCTACCATATCAAGAAGGGTTGGCATTGGACTTACCAGAAGGCGCAAAGGACAATAGCACTAACATTAGAAAATACCTCAAGACAATCTCGCAGTTTATCTCAGCAGGTGAGGACTTAGAGCAACCTACAGGAAAAGGAAGAGGACAACTAGGAGGAACAGCACCATTCGAGGGAACGTTCCGAAGTAGCCTACCGGCACTACAAGGGGAAATGGTTGGTGACAAATCGCTAGGTGATTTGTACGAGACTCTTCTCTCTGCAATCACAGAGTATTTCATAGAGCCTTCTACTTCTACGAACAGACCACTCAGCAGGAAGTTTGAGTGGATGGAGACCAAGACTCTGAGGGTTCTATCGAAAGACAGGATGAGAGGTAATGCATTCGTGACAGTTTTAGGACTGAAGAAGACTTCAGGGACAATACTCAGAAAGAGCGTATTGACAGATATCATCGCCCTATTGAAGAAAATAGCAAAGCCAACGAACAGAGAGAATGTTGATGACTTCATGAGAGACATCGAGAATGTAGGCTCTAGGGTTGACAAGGTGTTCAAGAGAAACGACTCAGAGGCGGTTAGCATAGAGTTCGGCAATCTAGCATACAGGGTATTAGATAGAAACGGATTGAACACGAATCGCAGGTTCGGTATTGGAACTGCTAAGAAACCACTTGAAGAATGGGCTGATATGTATGACACAAGTAGAATCTACCCATTTGCAGCATTGTACCAGCATCTAGTGATGTCACAAGGAAACTATGCAGAAGCCGATATGGGTGAGGAGGTCAGGGAGATAATCAACCTTGAGAGGAAGATGGATATCGTCAAGTCAGAAACTGAATCAAATCTCCTACATGCTCATGACGCTATTCGCAAGATGATGAAAAAGCCAGTCTACTACGGACTCAGCAAAGTTGATGATTACGATGACATGCAGAGTACGATAGATATAATGAAGTCAAAGTTCAACACTGATGTAACCGCCTTGGAGATAGAGAGCATCGTTAGTGAATTAGATTCCATGACCTCTTTGAGCAAGAAATACGGGATATCAACAGAGGGGGTCTATTTCCTCAAAGCAATACACAGGTGAGGAAATGGCAGATATAGAGATAAAAGAGGTATCTCAAGAAGATGCTATCTTTATGTGGAACAGAGATAATCCAAATGACCCATTCTCAAGAAGCGCACCCTCTTGGTATGACATACAGAACTGGTTAGTCAGAACCAACGATGGCGAGGTTGTTGGAATCGCTGGCTACACAGATATGGGAGACTATGCTATCCTTGGTGGTATGAAGGCTAGAGGAAAGGACCAACCGAAAGGTGGGGGGAACTGGAAGGCAATGTTAACCTACAGAAAGGGTAAACTTGGCAACAAGCCGAAGATAGCAGGGTTTCGTGCAACGAAGATGCCACAGGACAAGTGGACTGCTATGAATGAGAAAGCAGGATACCAGCGTGAGGATATGATGGGTATTCCTGAAGAACTGGTAGACAAGTTTCGTCAGCGTTATGGAGATGATTGGGGCATAATGAAGAACACATCATGGTTCTTCCCATTGATGAGGGGGTTAATCTAATGGAGATGGATAACTTAGATTTCATGTCATCTATGGATATGGAACTCTCAAAGAACTCCTTCCCTTACTTTTTCAAAAACGTGCTAGGAATGATGTATCCTGAGTACATGCAAGAATGGCTACAGTCTATGGAGACAACAGACAGGACAGTTATCATTTGTAGCAGAGACCACGGAAAGTCAGTATTCATGCATAGTTGGGTAGTTTGGAATCTCATATTTCAAGAGCCTCCTTTTCAAATGCTATACATCTCATCTAACCAAAAGCAGACTCTAGTTCATATGAGGGAGATTGATAGATACTTCAACCTACCAGCATTAAAACAATTCAAGCCTAGTCGTGGATGGGCAATCGGTAATATTCAACTCACCAACGGCAATGCGATTCTAGAGCGTTCCGTTGGTTCTCAGATTCGTGGCCTTCACCCACAGGAGATTATCATTGACGACCCCTTGAAAGAGTTCAGCCTTGCTGGTATTCAGAGAGTTACTGATTGGTTCTTCGGTGATATGATTCCTACATTGCATCACACATCTAAACTAAGGATGATTGGCACTCCCTTCACTTACACTGATATCTTTTCACAATTAGAAGAGAACGAGGCATACACTGTGACAAAGTATCCATGTCTCAATGCATTGAACGAACCTCTTTGGCCTGAGCGTTGGGACTTCGATGCACTCATGCAGAGGAAGGCAGAGATAGGTTCTCTGAAGTTTACAAGAGAGTATCTGTGTGTACCAATATCAACAGGCACTGCGTTATTCAATCCTGAGTTCATAGAGAAATGCAAGAACAAAGAGTATATTCTGAAACTAGGAAACCGAAAGGACAAGGGATACAGATACTACGTTGGTGTTGACCCTGCTATCTCAACCGATGGTGACTACAACGTTATTACAGTTTTAGAGGTAGATGAGAATCAGAACAAGGCAATCGTTCATGTTGATAGGGCAAAGAACATTGAGTTTAGAGAGAACATAGAAAAAATTAGATTGATTGGTAANGTGTTTGAACCGGAGGANATTCTGTTTGAGACNAACACATTCGCAAAGGCATTTACTCAAGAGTTGAAGAACATGACAGACCTAAACATTAGAGACTTCAATACGACTAGAAGAAAGAAACAAGAGATAATTCTAAATCTTCAAATGAATATTGAGAATCAGAAGATAATCATGCCGTATGGTGACAATGCAAGCAGAAGGCTAACCAGTGCCTTGATAGAAGAACTTTCAATGTTCTCAATTACTGCTAGTGGAAAGTTCGAGGGAGTAGGCGCACATGACGACTTGGTTATGAGTTTAGCACTAGCCAATGCAGCATCACAAGGAACGGGAGAACAGTTCGTTTTGCTTGATGACATGGACATCTTTGATGAACCGGCCACTGTTCGGAAGAACATGTCGGGTGTCCTCGGCTTAAATTTTTGAGGTGAGAAGTTGAGCGAAAAAGGGGATAAATTGAGGGAGCAAGCAGAACTCAATAATCGTAGAGCAGACCTTGCTGATGAGGAGGATGCAATCGAACAACAGCAAAAAAGAATCACCAGTGAACTAACTCAAAAATGGTTGGCTACACAGCCAATCTCAAATCACACAGACATAGAGAAGAGGTTTGCAGAGGAGCATAGGCTAACACTTTCTGATGCAAGGAAACATCTTGGATTCGAGATGAAGAAATATCAGATTGAAGGAAAGGACATACCTGCTCTTGTAAAGGAACTCAAAGTCTATCGTAGAAGCCTGAAAGGAGAGGACAAGATTTCCTTAACTAAATCCATATCAAATCTAATAGGTTCCTACTCAGACCACCTGAGTAAAAGCATAGACAACATCTATTGGATAAACAAGTACAAGAGTCCACTTTTGGATATGGGTTTCAATGAGGAGAAAATAATCAAACTGTCTCTTGTCACAGACGAAAGCACTAGAAGAGACATCATAGATACACTATGCAAGTATTGGGAGGATAGGATAGAGAGGAATGGACTAGGATTCAATTCTGATTATGCTAGACTAACAAAAAGCATGAGTGATAGCAAGAGAGAAATCAGAAACATCCTCAATAAGTACATTGAGTCAAGTGGTAATGGAAACGTAGGCCAAAAGGAAATACTCAAGAGAAAGATAGTGACGATGGTTTGTGAAGAGCAGGGTATTTCTCCTCGACAGATTTACGACAGACTTCCCAAGAATATGATGAAGAACTCATCTCCTAGCATGATATCTAAACTAGCGAAGTCTCAGAATATAACAAACGTAAATGGTTCATTATACAAGATGAGTGATGAGATAAAGAAGGACATCTATGCCTACACTGCTGCATTCATAGACTCTGATGGATACATCACGATGGATAAGAACCACAATCCGAGAGTGGGGTTGGTTGCGACAGGAGATAGAGGCAAGGCATTCATGTTGGAGATGAAGAAGTCTCTAGGGATTGGTAGACTACACCTAGACCAAAAATCACCGCAGGACACCAAGCCAATAAACAGACTGAACTTCTACTCACAGGCTGAAGTCACAGAACTCCTAACGAAGTGCCTCCCACATTTCAAACTAAAGAGAAAGAACGCAGATATACTTCTAGAACTAATGAGGATGAAGAAGAGCCACAAAAAGGCTGGATGGTACAAGGCTAGAAAGGTTGAGTTGTTCAAACTCATGAAGTACGAAAACCACAAAGACGATAAAAACTATGATTTCAGCAAATATGAAATTGACATCGATACCGTGGCTAAATACTACGAAAACGGAAAGATGTCTGAAATGGATAAATTAGAATCTATAGCAAAGAACGAGGACGAATAATATGGTAGAAGAAAAAAGACCCTCGTTGTTTCAGCGATTAACTCGTAGAACAACACCAAAGCCTGAAGACAGAACGATATACAATCCGGGGATACAAGAGAAAGACACCTCCTATCTAGTGACTGCTCCTATTGTATACCACATAACATATCAGTCAGTGATAACTAGAACTTGTATCACGCAACTGAAGAATGAGATATTCAGAAGAGGATACGTTTGGGAGGAGAAGTTCACCAGTAGGTGTGGAGATTGTGGTAATGAACACAAGCAAGCAGTGAAAGAATGTGTTGACTGTGGTAGTATGAATCTAATTAAGCCTGATAAAAACCAACTCAAATACATTCACAAGTTACTAGATGGATATGTGAACAAAGGCGAGCAGTTGTTCATCGACGTACTCAAAGAACTAGAGGATGACCTCAATATAATGGATGATGCTTACCTCATAATGGTCAAGGAATACTACGTTGATGGGAACGGAGATATTCGTATGCATCGAATTAAGGAAATCTACAGGGGAGACCCTGTATCCATGCACATCTATGCTGATGAGAATGGTGAGAGAGGAAATGAGGGATACACCTGTTTGACTCATAGAGGTCATATCAGTAAGAGCATGAGTGACTCCTGTGAAATATGTGGTGCTGAATTGCATCCAGTGCATTATGTTAACAGAGCCAATGGCAAAGAGCAAGCATTCATCGAGGGAGAAGTTCTGCACTTTAGCAAATACTCACCTTCTAGATTGTATGGTAGGTCTCCGATAATGACCCTTTGGAATCACATAACGACTCTAATATCAATGGAGAACTATGTCAACTCCTCATACACAAAGGCTAGAATGCCAAGGGGAATACTAGCAGTGCAAACTAGAAACATGGAATCGATGAAGTCATTTTGGCGTGGTGTCAAGGAGAAGATGGAGCAAGACCCACACTTCATTCCAGTTATGGGTATAGAGGGTGAAGGAAAAACCGGAGCCGTAGAATGGATTAAGTTCATGGACAGCCTAAAGGAGATGGACTACATACAGGTCAAGGATGACCTAAGAGATAGAATAGCAGCCTTCTATGGAGTAAGCAAAATCTTCATGGCAGACAATTCAACCAGTGGAGGTCTGAACAATGAGGGAATGCAGATACTCGTAACCAACAGAGCAGTTGAGATGGCACAGACAATTTGGAACAACTATGTGTTCCCATTCATGACAGAGGAGTTTGGCATTACAGATTGGGTGCTAAAACTTCCACCATCAGAGGAAGAGGATGAGATTGCCAAACTAAGGAAGAGAGAGATTGAAGTCAATGTGGCAGCGTCAATCAAGAATCTTGGGTTTGAGGTTGATATGGATGATGAGGGTAGATTTACTTTCACTAAACCTGAACCACAAGAAAGCGAACAAGGTCCATCGAGAGAAGGCGGAGATAAAGTTGAGACTGACCCATACGCTGGAACAGACATAGATGCAAGTCAATTAGGTCAGTTGCAAGAGCAACAATTGATGGCTGCAAGCAAACCACAAGAGAACCCACCTGCAACTAGGAACAAGCCATCTATGGAGACTGGACCTGATAAGAGGTTTTCAGGACTACCTAGAGAAGCAGGTAATCAGAATGTTGATTCACGAACAGAGAGGAGAGTAGGTTAACATGAAATATAGACCAAAAGGCTCACCAAGAAAAAACAACCGTAAACCGAAAAAAATGTCAATGAACGATTGGCTTTTCTTCACTCAAACAGATAGAAATAATCTATCTCCTGAAGATAAAAGCAGGATGCGTGATATAGAAATTGAATATGAGAGGTATCACAGAGAGAATCCTATTGCAAAATCTTGGCAGGATGTTTTGAAGAGAAAGAAAAAGAAGAAGTCTACCGTTAATCAGGCTGGTAACTATACCAAGCCCGGAATGAGAAAGAGAATGTTTCAGAGAATCAAAGCAGGTGGCAAGGGTGGCGCACCCGGTCAGTGGTCTGCAAGAAAAGCACAGATGCTTGCTCAAAGATACAAGAAAGCAGGTGGTGGCTATCGAAACTAAAAGTTGGGTCTCGATACTAAAGAGGTCTAACCCAAGAATACCACGAAAGAAAGGACAGAGGAGAAACTCAAAGAAGCACTCAGACTTGTACACGGATGAAAACCCAAAGGGAACAATACACGGATTAGGATTCAAAGACGAAGAGACATCAAGAAAATCAGTAGCAAAGATAAGGAGAAGCAATAGAAGTCATGCGCATAAGACACAGGCTGCAATAGCAATGGAGCAAAGAGCAAGAGAAATGGGCAAGACAAAGGAAGCAGCGATATACAGGAAGTTCATAGAGCAACAGAAGAAAAAGACGGAGGCTAAGAAATGAGTTGGTTTGATTTTCTAAAGGCTAAGTCAAAGTCTCAGAGGTCTCTGTCAACTTGGACAGACGAGGAGTGGGGTAGCGCAGAGCAACATCGTGCCAAAGAGAAGGGAAAGAAAGCACCTTCCAAGACAAAGGGCAGGTACATGCCAAAGGCCACTTACAAAAGAACCCCTAAATCTAGGTTGAAGTATCAAGATAGAAAGAAGAAAGCAGGTCGTAGAAAGGGCAAGCAACATGTCCCAACAGGAAAGAAGTTCTCTCAGAAGTGATTATCATGCCGATTCGTAAAGTCAAGGGAGGATACAAGTGGGGCAGTAAAGGTAAGGTCTATCGCAATCGAAAGGATGCTGAGAGACAGGCCGCAGCAGCCTACGCTTCAGGCTACAAGAAGTCAATGGATTGGTTTGATACACTAAAGAGAGAGAAGCATCCTGCTTTGAAGAGAGCCGGGGTGAGTGGTTTCAGCAAACCAAAGAGAACACCAAACCACCCCACTAAGTCTCATATTGTTGTTGTTAAAGACGGTAAGAAAGTCAAGACTATTCGATTTGGACAACAAGGTGCTGATACAGTAACTGAGAAGAACCCAAAGGGAAAGAGAAAAAAGAAGCAAGCCTCGTTCAAGGCTAGACATGCCAAGAACATCAAGAGAGGAAAGACATCTGCTGCTTATTGGGCCAACAAGGTAAAGTGGTGATAACATGAGTTGGTTCGATATTCTAAAGATGAAGTTCAATGTTCCCTCTAGAAAGATTAAGTTCGATAACGAAGGTGAACTTGAAGAGGTTCGTAAAGCCGTTAAAGAGGCTAGATTATCAGAGGCTGATTTGAAAAGATTCGATGACAGTGCTATCAAGGCTGTTGCAGATATAGTCGGTGAGGATGATGACGATTATGATGACCTTTCCAATGACATAAGAGAATATGTGAAGAAAGAAAAAGAGAAGCACAACAGGAAGAGACCATTTGAGATAGACCCATCTGTTAGAAATGTAAAGTTCAAGACAACTACTATGGATACACCTTCTTATCCTAGTGGTCACGCTCTTGCAGGATACGTTATGGCGCATGTTATGGCTGATAAGTATCCTGAGAAAAGAAAGGAACTGTTTTCTACCGCAGACGATGTGGCTCATAGCAGGATGCAGATGGGGGCGCACTATCCGACTGATTTGAAAGAATCTGAAAGACTATCAAAACTAATATTTGAGAAACATCTAAAGGACTGATAAAATGAATTGGAAAGACACACTGAAGAAGAAACTTGTTGGTGGACAGAAGAAACTGGACAAGGATAAGGATGGAGACATAGACGCAGAGGATTTCAAACAATTAAGGGAGGAAAAAGAATGACAGAACAAAAGAAAGGAGTAAGAGAATTGGAAAGAGAACTAGCGAATGCAAGAGCAGAACAGAGAGCCTACCATGAGAGTAAGGTGACTGTTAACAGGGACTACTCGATTGGTGGCGTGGACAAAAGCACCACAGTCGAGAAGAAGATACCCGACACTGCTGATGTTCCTGATGCAATACTTCTACCTAAGAAAAAGAGACTGAAGAAGCAGAACATCCCTTGGTGATTAGAATGGATAGCACATTCTTCGATGTACTTCGCAAGAGTGTGCCTGTTGAGAAAGCAAAGACTGCTAATCAATTAAATGAACGTAACTATCCAAAAGACGTTCAGGCGTTGATAGAAATACTCAGGAAGTTTTCTAGAACCAAAACGGTCAAAGACGAGTTTAGTGGAAGAGACAAAGAGATTCCATATTACAATGTTGACGATTCTAGTGTCAGAGATATAGTGCAAAAATTCAACACAGAAATAGGTCCAAGACTAGACGAACTGACAACGACTGTCAGAAGAGCAGAGGCAATAAAAGACCCATTGAAGAGAAGGAGAAGATTCAATATGCTATCGGGTGGAAGATACACTGATGTATTTCTTGCTGACGATGATGAGTTTTTGAAGTATGGTAGCAAACCTGCAAACGAGATATACTTGGACTTAATTACCGAACTAAGTGCATCTAGGTCAGGTGAAAATCTATCAGAGCAACAATACAGAAGAATGGTGGAGTATAATAATAAAATCAGAGATGTGTTTAGCCAGCCAAATCAAATCGTGAAGAAACTCAATGATGATATCGACAGTGGAACTCTAGATTTTGAAAAGAGTGAAGAAAGATTGAAAGATGTTTTCGCACTTGTTGCAGAAGACCTTGAGGAGTACAAGCAATTGCAAAAGGAGACCGGATTCAAGGGTCAGGAGTTCGTTCTTGCAACGGGCTTCGATGGAGGACTGTCCAATGACATCCGAGAGGCGGTTGATTTTGTTAACAAAGCATATTCGTTTGTAAGTAAGATTGCTAGAGGCACTGAAACTTCTGATATTGAAGTAGAGGAAGGACAAGAGCAATTGAGGGGGATTTTACAAGAGGATACCTCTATGGTTGTTAGGGCAAAAAACACTTTGAAGATGTTTGATAGATTCATCAAAGATGCTAAAATAAAAAATCACACTTTTTCTCTTCCTGATGGTGATAATATCAAAATAACATTAAACTGAGGTACACTGGGGTTGAACATGATGTCGTGGCAGGAAATTCTAAAGGCATCTGATTTTCTAGAGAAACTAGAGCCAAAACAGAAGAAGAGAATAAAGAAACTTCTGCAAGCAACACAACCCACAAAGAACATGGGGGATGAGATGACCAAGTTAGAGGAAGTCATCAAGGAGATGGAAAGTTTAGACATGGTGAAGAGCGACAAGGCTCTGACAAAGAAAGTAAAGTCCTTCCGTGAGAAGAACCTAGACATACTCGCAAGTGCTGCCGAACTTCGTAAAGACTATCAAACGCTCTATGACCAAATCAGAAGCATAGCATATCCGAAGGGCGAGAAGGAGGAGAAGGAATGAAACTCAGAATCGTTGAAGATGTAGAGTGGCATAAGGGTATGAGTCTTCCAATGCTAGGTGATTTAGAATGAGTTGGTTTGACTTAATAAAACTGGATTATAATCCAGATAGTGAGGCTAATCTACCTAGAGAAATATACGACTCTCTTGAAAGACTAGACGAAATAGAAAATGACTATTTCAGAAATAAAGATGAAATCGATTACGAGATATACGAGATATGTGATAAGTTGCTTGACTTTGTAAAAAATGATGCAAGGTTGCAAAGTGAGCCAAAGGAAAGAGATACACTATTAAGAATAGTTAAAGAACATCAAAAGAAATCAGTTTCCGATGGACACTTTGAGACAGTATATCACTATTTCACAGATACTTATGATGATTTGAAAAATAAGGAGGAGGATGATGATGATTTTTCCCCAAAATACGGAAGTAAAAATAGAAAAGCAGTTGAAGCAATGCAATCCTTTCAAGACCAATATTATGAAAACCCATATTCTGATTACAGGGAGAATAGAGACCTAACTGCTTTCATAGCAGGAGTAAGCAACGGTGAGCCTTTATCAGACTTAGAAAGGAAATTCCCCGGAGCATACATCGTCTTCGATAGTGCTGGATTATTGAACGAGGTGGAAGAATGAGTTGGTTTGAAACACTAAAGGGAAGTTGTGGCACAGAGAAGTCAGATGAGATGGCAAGAGTTACAACGACAGCCTCTACCGGACAAGACAAAGAAGCGGCCAAGAGGACTGAGGATAAAGAAGCAGAACTACTGGCTATGATACGAGAGCGAAACAAAAAAGCGAGGGAAAGCAAATGAGTAAGAAAGAAGAGAAAAATGAAATGCTACTACTAATGAAAGAACTTGTGAACAAGGTCAATGCCTTGGAGCAAGCAGTATACAACAAGGACAACCTTCTGATGAAATCAGGATACGTTGTTCGTGAGACACCAAGACCCGCAATGGGTAACATTGACACACCTGATGGTGGAACAATGTCATGGGATGAGATTCGCAAAATGGCGGAAAAAATGGAGGGGAGATAAATGCCCGAAAGAGTTACGAGAGAAGAGAAATCAGTTGAACTAGCAATATTGAAAGCAAAAGAGGTACTACAAGAAGCACAGAATCTAGGAATTATTCCCCTAGATGAGCCTTCTATGGGTGAGGATGTAAAGGTCAAGAGACCCAAGAAAAATCCATCAGAGGTTCCTCTTCCTAAGACTAGCAATATCGAAGGTGGTGCGGATTTAATCAACGATGGAACTATGAGAAAAGCACTGAACGCAATCGCAGATGCGGCAGATGTGTTTGTTAAACAATTTCGTGAGCCTGAAGAAAGAGCAAGAGAAATAGACTTTCCTAGACAGATACAAGCAGCCAGTGCTAAAGTAGAAAGTTCTCTAGACGCAATAACAGAACTTGCAGAAAGGTTGAGAAATGCCAAAAATGAAAGTGAAATGACTAGTCTAACTAGTAAATTAGAAAGAGAAATAGCCACGGTAAAGAGATTAAGGGATGTTCCTACTCGTACATAGATGAGGGGAATACATGCCAAGAACAGGTTTATCCTTTGAAAAGGAAACCAACGCATTGACTAAGAAAGTGTTGGACTTCTTTGAAAGGGTACGCTATGCATATCTCTCTGCTAGGGAAAACCCAAATGAGTATGGTAAGAAGTGGTCTTCAACTGTAAAAAGCATAAGAGATGAATATGACGGACTTGGTAAGTTCGCAGAAGCACTGAAAGAAAATGTGAGTGAGAAGGAACTCTTCGATGACAGGGCTACGGATGCAGAATCCAATGTAGCCAAGAGAGTCTATGAAGACATAAAGAAAATGAGATTCGAGTCAGCAGAGGTAAGCGACCCATTCTCGAAGCAACTAGGCAACAGAGTCCTAGAGAGACTTCTTGATGACGAGGCTATCTTTGCAGCATTCATACACTATGCTCTGAGAAGTCATACAAACGCACTCCCAAAGAAAGCATGGGAAGAAGCGGAACTCAAACCTGATGAGATAAGCCAAGGTGCTATGGGTTTGGATATCGAACCCAAGGACATACCACTCTACATCATAGAGCATTATGGTGATGATAAGGATAGCAGAAGAGTACAAGGCAAATTCAAGAGAGCCTACTCTCTACTAGAAAGAGTATACAACAGCCAATACTCGGAGGAGAAATGGGAAGCATTAGAAGACTTGGACATAGCAAAATCCGATGAAGAGAAGGCCGATGTTGACTTCATGGTTCCCAACAAACCAATGTACAGAATCTTTGAGATAGACGACATGAAGGAAATCAAGGGACTCAGTGGTGAGTATGTCGTTCAAGAGAAGTACGATGGTATGCGAGTTCAGATTCACAAGTTCAACAATGAAATCAGGATATTCTCCTACAATGAGAAAAACATAACTGATAAGTGTTCAGAACAAGTAAAGAAGATGGAGAACAAGGCGTTTGGCGATTGCATACTAGATGGGGAACTCATGCTCTTCAAGGGGGATGAAGCATTACATAGAGCAGATACCATAACTCACATATTCAAGAAGAAACTAGATGGTGGAAAACTAAGACTACATGTTTTTGACATAATGAGACATGAGGGTAAGGACTTAGCAGATGAACCATTGAGGGAGAGAATAAACATACTTCTCTATCAATTCGCACAGCACTCCTCTGAGGTTTTGGCCTTCCCGTCCAAGAAGGATACTAGGATTGCTGATTCGATGGATGAAGTGGACGAGTATGCTAGGAAGATAATGGAGATGCCAACATCTGAAGGAGTTGTAATCAAAGACATAGAATCTACATACTACATAGGAAAGAAGAAGAATCCCAAGTGGATTAAGTGGAAGAAGTATGTGGATTTGGATGTCATTGTCCTAGATGACAAGAAAACAGGTAGTGGTTTGCACTCCTATACAATGGGTATTGGTCCACTCTCCGCAGAGCAGAAGAGGGATATGAAGTCAGTAGAGATAGAAGGCAAGGACTATCTTCCAGTTGGCAAGGCACTCAATACTAAGATAGAGGTCAGTGTTGGCTCGATAATAAGAGTCAAGGTTGATGAGGTAAACAAGAAGAAGGATGGATTTAGCCTCTACTCAGCAAAACTGATTGAACTTCCTGAAGTTGATGAGCCTGATAAGTTAGAGACACTAGAGCAACTTTCTACTAAGACTAAGAAATCTCTGACAAGAGGAGTCTTACCTGTATTCAGTGCTAAGGATTTGGCAAACCCACTTGCTGTCATGGCAGAACTTCGTGCAAAGGATGAGAAGAAAGTCAAGAAGTATGTGGTGACAGACTATGTTCATGGTGAAGCCGATATCATTTGCAAGTATGACACAGAGGGCTTTACCATCTATGGCTTCGATGGTGATGAGTTGATGCAGAAGAATGCTCTGACTCAGATGGATGACTTGAGAGACCAACTATCAAAGTTCATGAAATCTAGGAAGTCCAAACTAAGAGCGCAGATTAGAGATATAATATCTGAAAACAATGGACCTATGGAGTTCGATGACATTGAGGAGAAGGTCAGATTACAAGCCGACGATGCCTATGATGAAATCTTTGAACTAAAGCCCAAGGAACTATTGGCTTGGATGAAGAACCAAGATATATTCATCTTCATCTCACCTAAGCGGTTCGATGTATCCTCTGAAGTTATTGAGAAGGATGAGGAAGAACAACTGACTGGTGAGTATGAGGTTCGTCAGAGGGATGATGGAAATATTGATTTTGTCATAGAGACAGAGGATGATAGAATGGCTTGGTTGATTGACATAGAGAAGCCCACGGACATCTATGAGTTGTTTGGTAAGTCAGGAAAGTACCCGGCGATGGTCTCCGAGAAAATAGACAGCACAAAGGTTCTAGATAAGGGGGAACTAATTTTTGGAGTGCAAAGACATGGCTACCATGAGTATAGGATGGAAGGAGACAAGTTTCAATCAAGAATACATTTCAGAGTGGTCCCTCTAGATGAAAAGAAGTCTTGGATAGTTTTCACAGGTAAGAAACAAGAAATGCTAGATGATTCTTCAGATGAGGGAATTGTAGATATTAAACAAGATAAGTTTAGCAACTTAGAACTTCCTGACGTTTCTTCTCCTACAGATGAATAGCGAGTAGTTCATATAGTAAAAGATAATTCCTTTTGTAGTGTTTGCACCGCAGGAGGTTTTGATTAAGCAGGAAACTGATACTGGTTTCACCATATTAAAGTCAGAAGAATTGACAATTGGGGGCTATGCATCAATAGAAGTAGTAGACAAGCAAAATGACTTGATTACACTAGAAGCATTAGAAAAAGCAGTAGCAGAATTCATGGAGAAGAAGTCTTATCGAAATGTAATGTCAAACCATTCAAATGTTCAGGTCGGGGAGGTAGTAGAGCAATATCGAGATACTAACGGGGTATTACACAAGACAGGTGTTGACAACGTTGGGTTCTATGTAGTTATCAAAATGAGAGATGACATAGANAAGGCAAAGGAAATCTCAAGAGGTATTAGAAAAGGAACTCTACGGTCNTTCAGNATAGGTGGACAAGCAATATCAAAGAAACANAGAACATCGGAGGAATACGGGGAATACAACGAGATTGATAGTCTTGAACTACATGAAGTAACAATCTGTGAGAAAGGAATAAACCCCGAAGCAAAATTCGACATATTAAAACACGAAAATGGAGGTGATAATTTGTCAGAAAAGTTAGAAAGCGCACTGGAAGAGTTGAATGGTCTGCTAAAGCAGGTTCAGGAAGCAACTGGTGCAACAATTGAAACAGAAAATGTTGTAAAAGAAGAAATGGATGAAAAAATGATGGAAGACAAAATGGAAGAGGACAAAATGATGTCCGAGAAGATGGAAGACGACGAGAAGATGATGTACGACAAAGAAGAAGTCGAGACAATGGATGACGAAACCAAGGCTCTCGATGAGGATTCTACCCGTGATTATCAAGCCGGAGAAACCATCGTCAGTGGTGGAAAGCCTGTAGGAACCCCTGCACAACTTAGCGTTGCAAAGGGTCTAGAAGGCTCGGACTTCACTACACTTGACCTCTCCCATGAGAACGTTGAGAAGGCATACGAGCAGTACAAAGCCGAGCAGTTGGAGAAGTTGGCATACGACAGTCTCTCCAAGCAGTTCGAGTCTCGATTTGCTTCAGAGATGGCAGTAAAGAAGTCGGCGGCTGAGAAAGCCGAGTACGACGCAAGAACTGAAGTCTCTGTACTCAAAGAGGAGTTCGCTGAACTCCGAAAGGCTCTCACTGAGAGAGACACAGAAATTCGCAAGGCTGCTGAAGTAGCAATGGAGTTACCCGAAGGTTTCCCAACCACACCTGATGCTGTGGCTGAGATGTCTTGGGGAGACATCCACAACCTTGCAAGGAGAGTGAACTAGATGAGTGGATACATTAACACATTGAAAGACCTAGAAGCAGCCACCTATGGCTATGCTGGCGCACAGGGCAACGCCCTATTGAAGTCGGCTGGTGTTGTTGGTGGTTTTGGAACGCCCCACGATGCAGCAAGCAACCCGTTTTCTGCTGCAAGTGGACTTGGAGACCTATACAACGTCCTTTACGGACAGAAAGTTTGGTCTATGCTAAACCAAGAGGTTAACCCTCTTGCTATGCTATCCAAGAGACCATACACATCCAGTGGATGGAGAGTTCTAAAGAGCCGACCAGAAGGTGGTTCAGGTTCTGCTTTCGGAATAGGAACAGGAAACCAAGGTTCCACTACCCCCGCCGCAGACAAGATTGGTGGAGTTGGTGAGAACGCAACACTAGGAACTGGAAATGATATTCCAGCAATCGCTCCTGAGTACGAAAAACTATACATTAGTCCAAAGACTATTGCTCACTTGTTTGAGTTCTCAGAACTTGGTATGGAACTTGCTGCCATCGATGATGGTGTAGGTGACATTCGTGCAATCGTCCGTGAGGACATGGGCAAGCACCACGCAGAGACACAGAGCAAGATGCTAGTTATGCCTCTTGAGAGGTACGATGATGGAACTGCATCCAACATAGAGAGAAACTACACCTCTCTAATGAAGATTGTTTCATCTGCTGGTGAGATTGCTGCTATGTACAATGCAAACCTATTGAACACTGGTGCTAACAACGGAGACAACTCCGCAGTAGTCGCTGATGTTGTAAGACTATTCGGTACTTCCCGAACTGTTTCCATCAGCAGTAACGCTGCAACTGGAACTGCTTCCTTCTTGGATGCAGAAGTTGACTTCGGTGACGGATACGCTGCTGGTGATGCTAGAGTTCTAACACTAACCATGCTCAACGACATGATTAGAAGAATCAGGCAGAACGGCGGAAACCCAAAGGTTATCTTGACTGGCTACGACACTGTTCAGCACATTGCTGACCTTCTACAGAGTCAAGAGAGATTCATGGACAGGAAAGAAGTTGTACCTACCCACAATGGAGTTCGTGGTGTAAAGGGTCAAGAAGTTGGATTCAGAGTTGCAACATACTATGACATCCCAATCATCCCAACAAAGGACATGCCTTCTACCGGTAGCAACACAACCAACGAGTTGAGTGACTTGCTCATCCTAGACACAGACCACCTGTGGCTATCTGTGATGAAGCCAACTCAATACTTCGAGGATGGTATCACTAGTGGAAACCCATTCGGTGTTGGCAAACTTGGGAACCAAGGAATGTACCGAACAATGGGAGAGACCGGTTGTTCGTTCTTCAAGGGACAAGGAAAGATAACCAACATCAAGAGTGCTTGAGGTGATTAGAGTTGACACACGCTGTTACTCTAGTTGCTGACCATAAGGGCGTAACTGCCCCAAAGGTAGTAGGTGACGAGTATGTGGTTGATGCAATAGTCAACATAACTGCATACGTTCAGGGTGGAATAACTCTGACTGCTGCTTCATTGGGTCTGTCTTCCCTACACTGTGTTCTCGTAACAGGTGTGGAGGAGATTGGACACAGTGCTAGAGCCGTCATCAGCACCGCAGGAGCATATGAGTCAGGAACAAGTGCCAAACTTATCCTGTCTACTGGCTCTGCACAACAATCAGGTACAGGAGATGAAGGCATGGTTAGAGTCCGTGTCTATGGTAATCTCTGAAATAACAATGATTAAGTGATAACGTAAAGTAGTGGCCTCTGCCCCTAAGATGGGGCAGGGGTTACTACCACAATAAAAAGGTGATATAATGGCAAAAGTAAAGTTAGCAAGACACAGACCAACTGGACCTCTTCTACTACGAAGAGGCGGTCAAACATATGCATTAACAGCGCAAGAGGAAACTGTTGTTCCACTAGGAATTGCAGTTGGAATGCTAGGAGATTCAGGACTCCTAGTAGAATTGGATGCTACTGATTCCTCAGACATCCTGACATTGAATGAATACCTACTCAAGATACTAAAGAAAGAGTTCGACTTAGAAGGAGATGCAAAGGCAGTTAGGGCTGCTCTATTCCCTTCAGCAAAGAAGGCATTCATACCTAACCTAATCAAAGAGACTCCCGTAGAGGAGACTCCCGTAGAAGAACCAGCAGTAGAGGAAGAACCTGAAGAGGTTGTTGAGGAAACTGTTGATTACTCACAATACACTGTAAAACAACTCAAGGAGATGCTTGAGGAAAGAGGACTATCAACTGATGGAAAGAAAGCAGACTTGGTAGAGAGGATGTCGGGGGCTGAATAATGGCATCTCCCACATGTAACAGCAGTGGAGTTCTATCTACCTCCACAGTTGTAGTGAAGCATCATGCTAAGATAATGAGCGTACACGCTACATCTACAGCAAACGCACTATTCACTGTCAAGATTTGGGACAGTGACAGTGCATCAGTATCGGGTAAAAAGGAGGTAGCAAGACTGGAACTACATGCGGGTGGAACTGCTCAGACTATTGAGCAAGACCTACACGGTGTTCTAGTTGCTAATGGCATCTACGCACAGATAGCAACAGGAACAGGGACTGTTTCAGTCAACTTTGCTTGAGGTGCTGATATGCCAAGTATTGATACAGATACCCGACTAGTAATGACAGTTCTATTCGTTGGTGCTATAAGCGGAATCAACGTATACTTTTTCTCACAGTATGGTTCTACCTTCGTAAACGCATACGGTCCATATCCCGTAGCAGTGATATTCGGCGTATTGACGGTAGGTGGGATAATGATACTCAAAGCATTATTCGATTTGATATTGAATGACTACATCGAGGATTTCCTACTTCAGCGACAAATCAACGCTTATTGGAATAGAAAGGCAAGAGACGAGGATAACAGGAAGAGAGTGAGGGAATCAATGAGAAACTTCCAACAACAATTTGGAATACCTCTTAGCGGTTCTAACGTATACGGTGACAGTGTAATGCCAAATCTACCAGTTCAACAAGAGACGCAAACTGTCAGTCCAACTTTTCTAACAGGCTTCAATGAGTGAGTGAGATGGTAAGTGAAATCCTATTTGGGATGGATGAATCCACACTTGCATACGACTTGCAAAGAGCGCACTCTGCTGATGTGTGGTTTCTAAGAGCAAGATTTTGGCTTTGGGGAACCTTTGCCTCAATAGCCAGTTTCTTCATAGGCCATGCAATAGCAGTCTTTGGATACAACCTATTCTCAGGTGGTTGGCATATACTGACCACACTTTGGGGCGGTCATTAACTTCTCAACCATTTTAATGCTCTACGACATCCGACTCACTGACGAGGTGGTAGCATGTCGGTAATGGCAGGTTTCGCAATACTGATTGTAGAAGCGATGAACAAGTTGTACAACCGACTTCATGCAATTAATTTCGGCATCTATGGTGCTAGTCAAGCAGGTAAAACCACGTTGCACAAACAACTCATGACTAGGGGTGAAGTTCCTGAAATCAAAAAAAGAACTGTCGGTAGGCATAGGGCAACTAGAAAGTTCGTAAAGATAGACGGTGATGCACATACTGTCAAGACAGCAGACATTGGCGGTCAAACGGTATATTGGGGAGAATGGGTCAAGGACATGCGTAGTAGACATGTAAAGTATGTCATATTCATGTTTGATGATAGACATCTGAGTAAGCACTATGACATTGAACAACAACTATGTTGGACTTTCCTAGTTGACACAATATGCAACCAGTATTGGGAAGTTGGTGGAAAGAAGAAAAAGAAGCAAGACCATGACTTCCCATTGGCAGTTGGTCTTTGGGCAAACAAGTACGACCTATGGAAAGACAAGTACAACCACCAAGGGAAAATAGAAGACCATCCTATCTTTGAGTCATTCAAACCCGGTCTACAGAGATTGAATGATGCTGGCATACCCTGCCATAAATACATAGTCAGCGCAAAGTCAGATTCTGAGATGGTATATCGAGGAGTCCTAACAATGATAAAAGACTACTAGGTAGTCAGAATAGACAGGCTCATAGCGTGAGCCTATCGAAAGGAGTTGAAAAAAGAATGACAACACAACAATTTCAGCCTCCAAGTTTGATTGGAGCGACAAATGCATCAGTAAATACAAATGGCATGAACCCCTTTCTAGACCGCTTTACTGCGGCTAGAGCAGCAGGTCCAATAATGGCATATGAGTATAAATCTATGAAACCAAAGAAACAGTTGAAAGAGATTATCAAAGTCTTAAAGCCTGAAAAGAAGACCTTCCTAAAAATACCCTTTAGTTTCAAATACAACATAAAGGATAGATGCGTAATATGCGGAACACAGAAAGTATGGACCTCTAATGACAGCAGAAGACCCCCACTTCCATTGCATAAAGTTCGCAAGGGATATCCAATGAGAGGAACATACTGTGAGAAACACGCAGCAATACATATGCAGTATGAGATGCTAGAGCAACAGATACTAGCAGAGGAACATGGTCTCTCCTTTAGTGCNTACATGCCTTCTGCTAGAAGTTTGAATCCAGTCAATCTAGTAAAATCAGGACCACTTACAACATTNAAGCAAGAGGACATCAACTCGTTGTCATCTCTAGGATGGAGCATATCTCCACCTAGAAANGAAATGGCATCTCCTGAAGAACAACTATATGCCTTGATGATAGAGCAATCAGCCATGTCAGAGAGAGTTAAGTCCTTATTGACTAGCGGTGTCGAAGTACCTGTCGGGACAACGGAGAGTGAAGCATAATGGGACTATTCGGAACATCAAACTCAGCACTATCAACGCAAATGAACTCAATGAGCCAACAGAATTTCAAGTCTGTTAACAACTTGTTGACGCTTCAGGAAAACCATGTGGAAGAGTTCTTTCAATATCATGGGGAACAATTCATGCAAGCATTTGAGCGATTGTTAGAGGATGTCACAACAAGAGTAGTTAGTCAAATGCTAGTCAAGATGAAGTTTGTTTCTAATACCAATGGTGATTTAGAGATACACCCTGATTCACTATCAGAATTCACTAACATCACTCAAGAGAACATTGATTTGGATATCGTGAACTTACTAGGAACTGCGGTTAATTCTGAAGTGATAATGCAGAGAAGAATGGCAAAGCAACAGTACCTAGAGTCACAAGGATTTACTTCTCCTTCACAAACTGGTGGGGGTGGGATGCAACCAGCAAATCCGCAGGGATTGAACCCTGCACATATACAAGGAGGAAACATGGCAGTTGGTATGAACAATGCAATCAATCAACAGGCTATGGCGTTCAACAACCCATCAGGATATCCTGTTCCTCCATCGGGTTATGACCAAATGAATAACCCTTACTGGATAGACCCTGCAACTGGTCAACCTACCTACACTCCCCCACAAAGCGGTCTCGGCCTAGCACAAGGAATAGGTAAAGCCGTAGCGTGGGCAAAGTGGTTAGCATAGGTTGGGGCTAGATGAATGAGCGTGGATGTAACTCTAGATGATGCTCTTGAAGGGCTTAGAAGTTTGAAGGAACAGTTCGTCTTGACTGAAGAAGATGTTAATGGCTTTAAGATAGATGAGAATAACGATACTGCTAGATTTGTTAAAGAATACCTCATTCCCTACATATTCTCAGAGTACACCGATGCATTTAGAGATAAGAGCAGAGCAAATGATGTCTCTCTGATTGTTCCAAGGATACTCAATCTACAGGAGGATGATTTTGACGAAAAAGAATATGCTTCATTCAAACAGTATATGAACACTCTATTTGACAAGATAGAGAACCTAGAGGTAATTGACACCGTTGACTCAGTTGAATCAATCAAGGGAGCAGATTCACTTTTCGGAAAGGATGTCGAATACGAGGACGATGAAAAAGGGGGAAAAAGGGTAAAGCAAGGCACTGGCGAAAGACTACTCGGCAAATTGAAGGGGAAGACATTCAGACAGTTATCAAACCCATCACTACTAGGAGATACCACTAGAGGAACTGAAGAAGATGTAGAGGGTTCTGCAAAGATAATGTCCTTAGTAGACGCAGGAAAGCCAATATTCAGAAATAAGAGAGACTTAGAAGATGTGCTGGTAGTATCTGGTCCAAGGCCAGTAGCAAAACCAAACAACAATGTCAATGGAGTCGAGATAGTATACGAACTAGACATGGAAAAATACTTCAGAAAATTATTCAGTGATTTTGGATATGATATGGATGAGAATTTTTCGGTTGTCAGTTCACAGGAGGCTAACTTCCCAACTGAGAAACTAGAGGAAGTAATAGCAGAGAATCTAAAGATGACAAGGGAGGGGGAGAAAAGCACAATATCACAGTCTCTAGTTTCAGGAAAAAAAGAAACAATAGATGGCAGGAGTTCTGCAAGTCTATCCGACGCACAAGATGCTGTCGAAACTCTAGTAAGAGAACTAGGGAAGAAAGGGCCAATCATTGACTTACTACTACGAGAGTTTGCTATGGCCGATGACTTCTTGAAAACCAAAGACACATCACCGAGAAAGGTTGTCACTGAAGGTGGTAAACAATTGACTAGGCCAAAACAATTACGAAGCATCGCTCTATCTAAAATCACAATACTCATAGAAGTGCCATATCCGAACAACACATTCACATCTGCCGGTGCTGTATTCAGGCAGAAAGACTCACAACTACAGAAACTCTCACCAGTTGTGGAAGTGCTACAGGATTCTTTAGAAAGAGTAAGGTTCTTCGGTAGAGGACAACTCATGCAAGCAACAGGAAGGTCGTTAGTTGTGATAGAAGAGATAAATGAAGGTCTAGATGATTTACAGAGATTAGTTGAGAGGTTATAGAAATGAGCAAGTTGTCCTCCCCAAGTGACTTCACCAGTATCAATGCAGACTACTCTCAGGGTAGGGGGTTCTACACTACTCATTCAGATGTATCTCAGATGTTGCAGATAGCAGCGTTCAGTTCTTCTACCACTCCATCTATTGCTGAAGTTGGGGCGTTAATCAAAAAGACAGAGGAAAGGGTCGATGATACAGTTGGTCATTCCTTTCGTCCAGTTATTTACCACAATGAGTTTCATGGGTTCGAGGCATTTCATATGGGAGCATACCCTGTACAGAGATACAAGGACTATGTTGGATTCATACAACTAGAGAGACCGGATGTTCAGAAGATAGTGAGGTTAGAGGTTTGGCAGGGTAGTGAATACGTCGATTTAGCCTCTGCTACTGCCACTGTGAAAATGCCATCAGGTCCAATATCAGGAACATTCACGATTACTCTAGGTGTAGGCGCATATACATTCGTACTCACAAAGGGAACGGACTTCTTTGATAACTACGGACCAAAGACAACTGCCAGCCAAGTAGCGGATGCAATCAATGAAGTGTTTCCACATAAGACCGCTAAGTTCACTGGTGAGACTACTGCTAAGTCTGTGACAGCAGTGGGAAACAGTTCAATCAACATATCTGATTTCTTCTATGCGACAACAGATAGTGAGGAAACTGACAAAGTAGTTATTTCTTCACTACTGCTAAGTGATGATGGTTCTGCTTGTACAATAGCATCAGTAGGAGCATCAGTAACCCCGTTCACAGATAATCAGGACCAAAGAAGATTGGGTGACTATTGGACGATAAACAAAGATGGTAAAATCTTCTTCCATGAGAATTATCCGTATCTACACAAGCACTCAATTAGAGTAACATATGTTAGTGGGCAGAGTAGGGTTCCTGCTACAATACACGACGCTGCTACAAAACTAGTTGCTGCCGAGGTAATAAGGCATGATGACAACTCAATACTCATTGCTGAGACAGGCTCTAATATTGACCTGAAGGCCAAACATGACATATTGCTTGAAGAAGCAAATAAGATATTGAACGGTAAGAAGGACATCATACATTTCATTGCGTGATATCATGAGTGATGTAAGAAGAAGATTCATGCAAATACTAGCATTAGAAAAAGAAAGAAACGAGGTGCTTAAGGAGTTAGAAGACTCAGTAGGATTTGATATTAGTTTCTCAGATGAAGCAATATTAGAAAATGCTACAGCAAAATTCGCAGAGCAGTATCGAAAGGAATTGGCAGAGATGGTGGTAACAAAATGGATGAAGTAACCTTTGTTATTCGTCTTCTAGAGGATAATTGGTCATCATCTGCTAGTTCCTTGGTTTCTGCTGGCACAATAAGTGCTAATCACAATGCTACTCCTAAGTTCATAGATGTGAGGTCGATAGAACCACAAGAGGGCAGAAGAGTAGATGTGGATTCCCAATCGGTGTTGATTGTCTTTGAAGACAGTTCATCGACAGACTACCCGACAATCGATTATTCTGTGAGAAACGAGACCTTCACCTTTACCTTGCATTTGAGGGTTTTACATAGAAGGGACATGACCAGTAACACCTTTTCTAGAGATAGGTTAGAGGCATTATACAAGGTTGTCAGATACATTCTTGAAAACAATGCTTTTAGGCCAACTGTCTATGCAACACCCGCCGATAGCAGTAGTGCAGTCGAAGGAGATGCAGATTTAATACGACTAACTTCTAGAAATGAGGCGAATGATAGAGGGAAAAGATTATTGGGATATAAGATTGGAGTCGAGTTAAAGAGATTCGCAAGAGGCTGATGAGGGGAAAAAATGAGTAATGAGGTATTCGTAGGAGCAAACGCACAGGTGGGGCTTTGTCCAGAACTGGACATGTTCTTCAACAACGTAACAATAAACGGTAGTCAGCAGGTAACAGTCAGTGATGGAAACACATTCAAACTAGTTACGAACATATACACTGGTTGCACTGCAAAGGTAGTCAACAGTGGAACGACAACCTATCACGCTATCCTATCAAACACCGAGACCGTGTTGACCCTAGACACTGATGCTCCTGCTGCTACAGTTGACTTAACAATACTCTCGTTTGGCGCACCAGTCTATGCTCCTGTCAAGAATGCAAGCAATGCGCTTGTAGGAGGAGTTCTATCTGATGCTTGGCTAGGACTTGTCAATACATTTACCCCACCTAATGTAGAGGTAGAGATGAAGCAACTAAATCTAGCAGTAGCAGGTGGAAGAAACTTCGATTATCAGTACAAGGGAGCAGAGACGGTATCCGGTGGCTCTCTAGATATCTCACTCAACAATGGTTCTTGGTTGTACTACACACTAGGGGGGCTATCGTTTACATCAGCGCAGACAGATGTTGCTACAACAACAAGCAATGGTCATAACGGAATAATAACCTCTGAAACAAGAAACGATGTCATTCGTGTAATTGAAGGCAACATGTATCCTGACACTGATGATGGTTCAGGAGGAGCAAGAGCATTGAATGCATTCAATCTGTTGAATACTGCTTCTCCTTACGTCTACACATTTACAGAGGCTGACAATGATGTTCTTCCATCATTTGCCTTAGATGTGGTATATGGCAAGAAGGGAAGAACAGGAAGCACTGCACTAGACAGCAATGACCCCAACACAAACATGTACTCAAGGATATTCACAGGATGTCAGGTAAATACAATGACATTGAACTTTGAAGAGGGACAAGAACTCAAGACGACCCTAGACCTAGTTACTCGCAGAGCATTTGACACACCTAATGGCTATGTTCCACTAAGAGGTCAGAGCGTTCTACAAGCAATCACCAATGACTCAGGAGATATTGGAAGTGATGGCTCAGAGTTTGCTGACAGTGGTTTCATCAACTACAACACCAATGCAAAGCCATACTCAGGCTCAAGCCTAGCAGACAACTACCCATTCCTGTTCTCGGATGGTGCAATCAAACTATTCGGGCAGGTAGTTGGAAAGGTCAAGATGGGTTCAGTCACAATCAACAACAATCTAACACCACAGAGGTTCATTGGAAACTACAACAGGCAGATTGCTTCGGCACACCTACCCGGACAGAGAACCTATGAGATATCCCTAACCATGTTAATCACTGATACCAAACTATGGGACCAGTTGAGGATAGACAGTGAATCAGGAGAAGCAGGAACAAGTGGAGAACTACAACTATCATTCACAAAGGACACTGGTGAGCAGATACTCCTCAAGTTTGAGGACTACCTAATCAACTCTGTAACGGTTCCCTTCCCTGAAGACAAGGGACCAATCGATGTAGAGGTCCAAGCAAACGCAAGAACCCTATCAAGTGCTACTTACACAGGCAAGTGGTCAATATACACACTAGGCGGTAGTGCAACGAGCAACTAGGAGGCGTAACCAAGTAGGTAACGCCAATCAGTTTTTTATTCCACCAACACGTTTGTTTGTTGGTATGTTTTGTAGGTGGAAAGAAAAATGACAGAAGAAAAGAAAATTGTAAGTGATAAGAACATGCTGTTCGCAAGAGCAGCAACCGAAAGCCATCATATCAGGGTATCACCTGATACTGATGAGTACCTCCAAGTTTGGATTAAACAACCAACTTGGCTTCAGGTAGAACAGGCGTTGTCGTCTGTTATGGATATGGATTCCCAAGGTCAAACTTTGGGCATCAACCTGAACAAGATGTACAGATACATGGTAGACAACTTCGTAGAGAAGACTGAGCCACAACTATCTGCTACTGACTTAATTAGACTCAACCCGTATGTTGGTGCGCAACTAAAAGAAATCCTCCCTAATCCATTCATGGATGTCATGGGGGATGATACGGGAAACGAAAACTAATCCGAAGGGCATTGAAAGGAGGAGCAGTAGATACGCAGATGGGGATGAAAATTATGCTTTACACCTACTGCACTGCTTTTTCCATCAACCCAAAGGATGCTTATGATACACCAGCGATTTTGATTAAGGAAATGCTAGAAATACATGGAGAAGTAAAGAGACTGGAATCGGAGGCAATGGAAAAGGCAAAGGGATGATAGATGAGTGAACTTGATGAGACCCTAGAGCAATTCAAAGAGATTGACCGTCTTATCATTAAAGGCGCATCTGATATGCGTACATTACAATCACAGATAAGTTCAACTAACGCTATTCTAGAATCGAAGGGGTGGGAGATATTCTCCCGATTCATCTCAGGAACTGGTCTTTGGAGAATACAGAACCGTGTAAAGGCCAGTATTCAACTAGTAAACAGCATGATGAGTGCTGAAGAAAGAAGAAGAGTAAAACAGGCTAAAGAGATAAAGACACTTGCAGAAATTTCTAGGACTAGCGAATCAATTCGTGGCATGTCTACGGACATCAACAAAGCCCTAGAAGGAACAGGAAAGTATAGGCGTGAAGCGATAAAAAGGATAAAGGAAGAATCAGAAATATTCTCAGGTTTATTATTCAAGTATGGTGATGCTGATTTAGCACTCAAAAAGATGTCTGATAGTGTTGATTATCAAATTAAGAAGACCAAAGAGTTAGAGAAACTGGCGAAAAAAAGAGCAAGAGCCTCACAACTTTCATTATTCAATGAAGACTCATTCTTGAAAACGCTATCTAAACAGATAACAAAAAGAAAGGAAGAGTCTAGAATAAGTAAAGGCATTAGTGAATTCAAAAAAGTTACTGGTGCTATGGGGAGAATGGAAGGTTCTAGTATAGACAAAACAATGGAAAATCTAGGTAGTATGACCACCTTTACAAAAGGCAGAGGAAAAGTAACTAGATTCAGAGGTGGAGAAGGCAACAAAGAAATGTCTAAGATGGCTTTCAACATAATGAATAGTAATATCGTTCAAAAGAGAGTTGCTAAGTTTGCAGCATTAAAGAAAAAGGCAGATGAGACAGGTGCTGTACGAGATAAACTTAGATTAGCAATTGAAAGAGATATTAGAAAAGTACAGATTAGAATGGGTAAAGCAATTTACTCAATCGCTACTAAAGTTGCAGTAATGTTCATGTTTGTAGCAAAAGTAGTGGCTTTCCTACTATTACTTGTACTGGGCCTATCACTACTAAAGAAAATCTTTGATGACTTTAGAAAGAACTTTATCGATGCCTTTACCGCTTTGAAGAATACATTTTCTACAGGACTCCAAATGATTTTTAGTGGGTTAAGTGGTATTACTGAAGGTATTTCAACAATACTCAACGCAAGCACTCTTACTGAAGTATTTACAGGAGTGGGCCAAATAATAGTAGGAGGTCTTGAGATTGTGTTGGGAATAGCAGTAGCAACAGTTGGGGCGGTTTTGGCAGCAGGATTTGAGTTTATCAGAAGTGTTTTCTCTGATGCGTTTGCTAATACGTCATCTCTTCTAGGTGGAATAGTCTCAGGAGTTCTAAATGTTGTTGAAGTAGTTGCGGGAGTAGTTGCTGCTATTGCTTTAGTGGCTGCTATCTTCGTAGGTTTTCCAGCAATACTTCTTGCTGGATTTGCTCTTGTGATTTATGGGGCAATCAAATTTTTCAAAGACCCAATCGTACAAGCATTTGATTATGTTGGTGGCTTAATAGAATCAGGTATTGGTATCATTAAGTCCGGTATCGATAAGTTTGTTGGCTTCTTAAAAAACATATTTGGTATTTTAGTAGGCGCATATGATTTCCTTAGCACCATTGATGTGAAGATTGCATTAGCAATAAAGGAAGCATTATCAGGTCCAGTGGATAAAATAAAAGACGCTGGTGGTTCAATAAAGAGCGGCGCAAAAAGTTTCATTGGTAGAATAACTGGTAGAGCAGTCGGTGGACCTGCAAGTGGATTGACTCTCGTTGGTGAGCAAGGTCCGGAGTTAGTTACATTACCAAGTGGAAGCAGAGTCCATACCAATCGCCAGTCTGCTGCTATGATGGGTGGTGTAACAAACAACATAACGGTACAAGTAACTGGCAGAGTAGGTGCTAATGACTCTGAGATAAGAGACATAGCGAACAAGGTCGCTAGGGAGATAAACACTAGAATCAACAGGACATCAACATCGGTGGTGAAATTCTAATGGCAGCAACGACAGACTTCAAGGTATTTCTAGAACTAGCGAGAAGAGCGCAAGTGGATGACGGTACTGCTAGGGCAGTAAACAGAATACCTCTCTTCGTCAGAGAGATACAAGTGAACACTCAGAAGACTGTGCCAACAATTCCAATTCCATTCGCAGCAGTTGCAACAGGTGCATCCGAGACACTGGCTTTCGATATGGGTATCTCATCAAAGACACTCAGCCTATCAGGGGTTCTTCTCGACCAGACTATCTCAAAGGATACACAAGAAAGTGATACCAGCCAAAAAGAGAGAATATTATCCTGCTTTGAACTAGCACAACTCATACATTCCTATGTTGATAGTAGTCAAGCACAAGAGGACCAAACTCTGAATAAATTGATTATACTAATACCAAGCAGGGTTGATACTAATTTTGAATATCACGATGCTACCACTGAAACTAAAGATTTAGACCAATTGCCATTGATTCCATTCACCTTTGAAAATAGAAGATATGATGAAAGATTCAAGCGTCAGATAAATCAGCAGATTGAGAACTTAACAGGAACATCCGATTTAATTAATCTGTCACCAACATCAGCCTTCACTGATATATCAGACTTGGATGAGATTCCCGGCATGTCAGGTTTCATTCAGTCTTTCGATACAACTTTCTCCGGTGAGCAACCCAACAGTGTCGAGTTCAATCTCAACTTTGAGGTAGCCACCGTGATTGCAGATAATCCTGTTAACAATCTATAGGTGGTACGAATGACGACAGCGCATGTTGGTGAGAAGAGAGCATTGGTCTTTCCTGTCATGTGCGACGCTCATCTAAAGATAGAGTTCGATGATACGAACACATCAACCAAGAAGGGAAACCTATGGAGGCATAGTGGGTCTTTTACTATAGAGGCAGTAATTACCCCTTACGATGTAAATGGCCTTGGGCATCGAACTTCCGGTCAAGGAAGACTCGATAGCATCAAAACTCCACCTAGCCCAAACCTCTCGTTAGATGACCATGCAGATACGACCTCAAACTATCAAAGTGTCAGTTACTTCGGCTCAGGTAGGAACACACACAAGATGATGCTCTTTCACAATCAATACTTCAAGTTCTTTCTACAGAATACAACATCCTCTAACTTCAATCAGCCAGCAGAGTACAAGTTAGTTTGTGAGATATCTGATTCTACTGATACTGGCAATATACAAACTCATACCATATCCAGCAATGCTGTGTTTGGTTCGATAAACAGCCTTGAGGGATACTATGATGCTGATGGTTTCTACAATGGCATAATCACAGATAAGAAAAAAATAACAACAAGTGCATCGGGTTCTCAAACCATATCTGTTAGTTCAGGGGCTGCTGATGAGATAAACACAGGAGCAGAGATATTCGATAGTAGTGGCACACTGATAGGAACTGTTTCATCAGTATCAGGAAACAACATAACACTCGCAGCGACTCCTGCTACTACTGTAACATCCACAATATACACATCTCAAAAGAAAGAGGCATTGTACATCGAGCAGTTGACAAAGGTAAGTTGCACATTTGACAACAACACTGTAACTCTCATGGTGAATAATCAACCAGTTGCTAGAGCAAAGGTCAACATAGGCACTTTCGGGTTTCATGCCTCAGACTGCCTGATAGGAAAAGATGGCTCCAATACGAATACACAATTCATGGGTGAGTTGTATGAGATAAGTATGCACAGAGGAAAGAGACCTTGTGCAACCATCAATACCCTGACTCCTAACGTTACTGAGACGTTCTTCCATTACGAGTTTGGTGATTGAGATGGCAAAGACAAATGGTGTGTTTACTTATCCTGTTTCTTCAGGAGTCAATGACGCTGACGTAGTTTCATCATATGCAAACACAGGAACTGAGTTTAGTAACTCTAGAGCATTCAAGGATGTCTCCGTCAATCCAGTATTGAAGACAACCCATGTTGCATCGGAGACTGTTACATCAAGTGTGACATCAGTTCCATCTGCTATATTCACTGAGATAAGAAAAGGACCACATGCTACTAGCATATCGAATGATGCTGCCGATAAGATAGGAAATAGAATACTTCCTACCACAACTAGCCTAACTGACTATGGAACTAACAAGGAGATAACTCCATCCTTCAAGATAAAGGTGTATGATTCCAATGTCAGTGCAGCAACAACAAACAGGAAGTTCGTGTATTCGACAACAGACGACCCTGCCACAGATACTTTGGGAATAGATATAGAAAACTATGATTACTTCATTATACTGAATCCTGAGATATTTGACTCTTCTACACAAACCAACACACAAAGACCTCACTTTGCTAAAGTTACTGCTATTACATCATTCGATAGTTTTGGCGATGGACTAGAGTTTGCCCCTAAGTATACGGGTCCGATACCAAAAGACACGAAGTTTGAGATATTCAAAGGGCCACACAAGACAGATGACACAGATGTAGTCGCTGTTAGTTATGGCCTAAGAGGTGATGCAGATGGCTCTACTGAAAACTATGATGTGCTAAATATAGTTGCTACACCGACATTCTACTTCTATAATGACAGACTAGAGCAAGACGACCAATTAGACTACATGGAGAAATACACTCTAACTAGACTTCGTTGGTTCAATACNCTGACGAATATAGCAATAACAGAAGTTGATACTCATACTCAATACCAAGAAGGTAGTAGTTCTGTTCTATTTACCACAACNGGCAGTTCAGAGACTGATAAATTATGTGAGGGCATGTCCATATTCAACAGNAGTAATGTATATCTAGGCAACATAAAGGAGATTGATGGCAATGATTTCCAACTAGACTTTGCTCGTATTGCAATCACAGGAACTAGCACTAACTTCAACGTGCAAATAGGAAAGGGAATATCCAATAACGTATTCAGAACAGAGGCAAAGGAAAAGGGACTGATAGAAAACAGAATAGGAAACAGATTGGATGCTGTTCTAATTGACTCATTAAGAGCAACAGACGATGCGGATACATCTAACTTCAATCCTGTTCTTTGGCACAAGGCATTCCCGAATGCCAAGAGACATGAGACTGACTCCACGACTGCTACAGCAGGACAGTTCGATGGTAACTTCAATGGTCCTGCTAGGTATGTATCTAGTGACCCAAGACCGTTGAGAAACGATATAGTTCCCCTTAGCATGAATGTTTCAGTAAATAGTCCTAGAAACAAGATGAGTAAGATATGCAACCTATCTGCCATGAATAACTCCGGCTCACTACCATTCAAGGTTCGTGAGGGACAGAAACTAAAGGTTCTGAAGACGCTGTTCAATGATAAGAAGACTTTCAAGACCTTGCCTTTCAAAGCAACTGGTAATTCTTCAGAATCAACAATAGCGTTCAACGACATGGATGTGGGTCATGACTACAAACTATCAGGAAAGATATCCGCAGATACCATATTGAAGGTTGACGGATACTACTATGTTGTTAACAGTGTAAACAATAAAAGTGGTACTACTCAGTCATTAAGTGTAAAGGCTCGTAAGACATTGAGTGCTAACACATTCACAGTTGCAACAACTGTTCATGACTTTACAAATGAGGTAGTTCAGATAGCACCTTGGACTGGTTTGTTAAACACGGAGAACGTCAAAGCAGATACACAGGTGCATTACTCAGATGGAAACAGGCTATCAATATCAGGAGCCACAATAAACAAGACAGATGCAAAGTTGTATGGTGCTAAGGTTCTGTTTAATTCCTCGTCAACACATCAGAATGACATAGACTACGCTGATAGAACTATGGATTACATATCTTTTCAAGATGCAAGTAGGAAGTTCTATCAAGATACGAACAGCAGAGGTAGGTTCTACTACTATACAGGAAACTACAATGTCTATGAGGAAGTATTCGACGGTGTAGTTGAGCAGACAGATTTAGTGACAGGAAATCAAGTACCAAGTATGCGAATAGAAGGTAGAGATAACTCCTCGTCTTTATTGAATAGCACAGTGGACAAGAACCTGTTATTCTCTGAGGATATGGTTCACAGTAGTCTGAACCCAATTGTTCCTGCAACAAACACTGCAACGATGGTTGTCAACAGTGTGAGTGGCAAGGTTCTCAATCATGACTCGATAACCGATTGGAATACGACTGCGTTGGCAAAGACACTTCTGTTTACTAGAGATGGCTCTACAGAAGCGAATAACATGATTTTCATAGGAGAGGTATCATCAGCAACGACAACTGCTACAACTCTAACACACAAGCCTCTAGCAAACATTTCAGGTAGCACGACAATCTTCTACTATGACCCGTTCACAGAAGCAACATATCTCTCAGGAACCAAAGCGATTGGTAGTAATCCAAGCGTAACAGAGACTTCCACAGACTTCTCTGGTATAAGCGATAAGGGTATTATATTCCAAGACTCTTTCTCATTTGATAGAAGCGTCACAACAAGCAAGTTAGAGGGTACATCAAACTCAGGCTCGTTCTTGGAGAACAGGACACTAGGATTCGATGTTGCTAATCCAATCAGTATCAATGCACTAGATAGCGGTGTATCGACACAGGACTCCACCTTTGCCTTTCAACTATCTAATGAGACAGGGGTATCCACGACTAAGATTAGCAAGATGACATTTGCTTCGGAAATGTTTGATGTGGTTGAGACAGTCTCAAAGGATGATGGTGGATTCAGAATGTCAATCGCTCCGATATGCCCAATAGTCATGGGAAGAATAGAAAGCAACACTAGTGATTCTAGAACAACAAACTCTCTATATCTAGTTAATAACAACATCAACTCAGGTGGTTTCATTCACAGAATAGATACACAGGATGGAAGCACAGGAAACTTGGACTACTCAGGCTATGACTCACTGTGGACACCAAGAGAAACCTACAGGTATTGGGACTTGCAGAAGATATCATATGGTACACTGACCAAAAGCGATGCGGGTATATATCAGAGTAAGGACCACCCACAAGCAATCAGTGCTTATGCGATAGCATATCCGATAAAGGGAAATGGCAAGGCTCCATCTTCAAACACCACTTCACCTTCTAACGCTCCTGTGCATGGCAGTAACATAAACGATGCTAATTATGACCTTAGAAATGTATCAGATAGTCCATTCCAAGATGCGGGTTCTGTGACAAGCGTTGTTCCACCTAATCATATATTAATAGCAAATGGAATAAGAAAACCGGAAATTAACAAACTACTGAACTTCGCACCCAAGGCACAGAAGTATGAGTTATTCGCAACTGGTGACTTGTTTCCTTATTCAAAGTTGAGATACAACAACATAGGCAGTCAGACATTGAACTTCGATGACCTCTCCTGTCTGTTAGAGAGCGAAGGCACATCATCCTCTACTAGCACTTCACACTCCTCCTACTCAGGAAAAACAGCAGTCAGCGAGAGGAGAGACACCAATTATGAGAGAGTGTCGATAAAGTCTGCTAGTACAACGACAAACAACATCAAGAGATTCGGCATCGCTAGACTAGTGGAAGCAACGTTTGATTGGCACTTCAATCCAGTTGACTCAGATACACTACCATTGCCTAATGATGCTATGTTAGACATAACGAGATATCAGATGTACAGGGCTAGGGAAAGCAGTCCATCTACCTTAGCAGTCACTGTAGACGGCTCAGGAAACAGGGGGCTGACTTTCACTGGTGGCGGTACTATATCTCTTGCAGGAGGTGATGCTCTCTTCAAGGCTGATACTGGTGAGTTAGTCTTTGCAGTAACAGGAACAATAAGCAGTCTTAGCAGTGGCGGTACTTCTAGTGCATTAGTGAATCTTGGAGGGTTGGCAAATAACACAAGCACACCTGCATATCTAATTAGAGAATACAATGCATCCGGGTTTGAATTGCAGAAGTTCGAGGATGGTGGTTTACAGAATCTTAGTGGGAGTGATGATGCGAAAATAGACTTCACTAGCGTATACCTAGCAAGACCAAACCTATTCACAGAGAGTGGCAAATTCAAGTATGTCAGATTGAGTGAGGGAGGAGATGCGTTCTCACCTCCAAGCGTTTTCCTACCATTCGTCTTCTCGGCAAATAACTCAGACAGCAGTAACAAGAATGTATCTGACCAGTCTCCATATCACCCTGATAACACATGGCATACGCTATCCAATCGACCATACTTCCATAGTTCAAGGGTTCTCGCTGGTCTTCAACATAATCGTGGGAATCAAGCAGATTTAGCAAACAAAGACAAGTATGGTTTGGAGCAAGACACGCACATATACGAGAACTGCATCGCTGTATTCAGAAACATCAGGAAGGTCTCAAATGATGGGCCACAAGTGCCATCCGATTTATTCCAAACAAGTGCCATACTAGGAAGCAATGATGAAATCTCTGATTATGAATCATACTTCTCAAGTTTTGCAGGAGGCTCAAACAACGCATCTACCGACTTAGACCAGCACACTGTTAACACTATGGTATTCCAACACTCAAGCAATACCTTTGCTATATCCGGAACCCATACAAGGTCAGGCGTTGCTAATTATAGTGGCGGTGAGTCATTTACAAACAAGGGAACTCAATACTTCTTGGCAGAGAATGAGAGCAATGCCCTAACCACAACAACGCATGACCTACATGATGACGATGACTTCACCTCTAGTAATAATGGTGGACTCTACAGAGCGCAGATGATGATTAAACCCGTATTAGATACCAGTGATGCCTATGTTACAGTCAGTGGTAATACAATCACTATCAATGTAGAGAACAACTCTTCAAGACATGCTTGGGTATCTTTCGTCCCAAACCTAACAGGGTACTACTTGGTATCTGAGAAGGAAGAGGAAAACCAGTTAACCACAAGTCTAGGGAACAATGACGTAACTGGAAGTCAGCAAGGTGAGATATTTGATAGTTCATCAGGTGGAAACATAGGTCACATAATGAAGATAGTCAATCATACGCACAATCAAGCCACACTAAATGATGGTACTTTCCAACATGTCTTGACATTGGACAGGGACTATCCATCGGACTTGACGTTTACATTAGGTGGTGTAACACAACATAGAGGATTCAGACCTAGACATCGTTTGATGAAGTTGGCGGAAACGACATTCAGAGACACGCCTAATGAGATAGTCTTCAACAGATTGCAATCGAATGGTCTGAACTATGGAGAGACATCCTCCAACTTCCTAACAGGAGCAGTGGATGGCAAGACTCCGAGTGACTCTTCCATACGACACATGAATGAAGGGGTGTACAGTGCTTATGTCGTCATGAACCTAGACGTAGCACCTGACTCTACCAATCTTGGTTCAGACTTGAACATACATTCGGTGATACCAGCCCGTGATGACAAGTCCAAGGCAAACCTGCCTTTCTCGGATGGTGACTCCTTTGATTGCTTCATTACGGATGGTGTGAATAGGCAGAGAAAGAGAATGTCTGTCTCGATACTAGAGGCTAGTGCAACAGAGGGGAGAAGAAGAGCAGAGTACAAACTCACATACGAAGGAACGTTGAATGGAAACGGAGTGGTGTCCTTTGGCGAAGTAATAGACTTAGAACTCTCAAGAAAACCTGATTTGGATGCAATATCAAAGTGTCACATAGGCACTAGCATACTAGTAGGGGATGAAGTGGAAGTAGAGATGGAGAGAATAGCGAAGGAGGCTGGTCTCACAACCGATATCATACAAACCCAATCAGAGTTCACTGGTAACATAGTGAACTCAGTCGCTGATAACGTCATAACTTGCAAGAAGGCAATACAGAATGTAAGTGATGGTGATGTAATCTACACGCATGAGGGATTCCCGGTTGGTGAAGTAGCATCGATATCAGGAAGCACCATAACAATCACAGACGTACATACAGACAATGACGTTGACTTGTGGTTCGTGCCTTCGCAGAATGACGAGTTAATCAAGAGGGATAAGAAGACATTCGTTGCAACAAACAACTTCACAAGAACTCCTGCTTTCAATGCGATGAACCTTTTAGCATCGAAAAAGAATCTTGATTTTAACATCAAGGGTAAAAAAGCCACGTTTCGGAATGTAAATGACACATCTCTTTTGAGAAAACAGCGAATTTCATATGAAAATAATAGAGTGATAAAAGTTGAGAGTAACTCTTCACTGTTTGGAAGGGCAGGTAAGGTGACTGTTGTTGGTGATAGAATACGAGCGAGTGTTGCGAAAGATGACGATGGAGCAGAGGTGACATTCGTTGATTCAACAATCAGAAATATCTCTGATGCAAAGATAAAGGCAACAGAACTATTGGAGATACACAGTTCTGACGCTAAGAAAATAACACTAACGCTTGAGAAGAAAGGACTAGAGATGTTGGAGGCAGGAGATATAGTTAGCCTTGACTTCCCACAATCAAACATACCTTCAGGCGATTATGTAATATTCGAGATAGAAGACGTTCTAGCAGGAACTATGACCATGACAGTCAATACATTCGATAAGACAATTGCTGAGAGATTGTCTGAATTAGGAACAGAGCAGAGGTCGTCAAGTTCGACTCTGTTCAATAGAAACTCCCAAACTGTCAGTAGTGGCAACCTACTTACCGATAAGATATCGGTAAAGACAGTTCTTGTAGCGTACACTGTTACAGGAACTGGACAAACATCAAACACTGGTTTTGATGACTTATTTGGTTTCACTGAGACACTTGGGTTTGAGACAGGAACAATAGTGTTGAATGACTATAGTAGTGAGGATTGAAGATGACAGTAGTGAACATAGGGGCAGCAGGTATTGCTGAATTGATAAAGACGAATTACCAAGTGATAGCGATAGGAGATGGTAGGGACACTACCTCTGCCAGTCAAACAGGAATGAATCACTTTATTGCTAAGAAAACTGGACAAACACCTACTAGAGTTGGTTCTACATTAGTGTACAATGTGGACTTCACAGGGAGTCAGATTCCTGCATCGGGTGTGTCGGAAATAGGTATCTTTGAAAATGGAAGTGATACTAACACAGCCAACCCTCCTGACGGAGATTTATTGAGCCGAGTTACCTTCACAAGCACAGGGACGGTAGCAGCCAACGATACAGTTTCGTTTACAATCAGAATAGAGGTGGATGGAGAATGACTACTACAACGAACCCCGGCCTAATCACAACAGTATCAACAAGCCTCTCCTCGCTAGACTCTGCTCAGTTGAAAGATGGTGTAGATAACATACACTCAGGAATAATCAAGTCTCTGCAAATAGCAACAGGAGAAAACCGGGCATTAAGTGGGTTCGGTTTGACTCAAGTTGATGGAGGCTCAACCACTTCATTTCAAGTTGCAACTGGAACGATTCTTCGTGCGGGTAAACTAGTCAGTGTATCAGGAGCAACTCTAACTACCACTAATTCCACAATAGGTGCTGGTAGCGTTGACTGGTATGGAGTTATTGTCGTTAATTCTAGCAACGCCTTAGCATGGAGGTCAGGTTCAGTAACGGGCAAGGCCAACAATACTACCTCGACAGTTGCAGAACTTAGTGCTGGTGATATTCCAGTGATAATAGTGAAGATAGCAACGGGGGTAGATGACGATGTTACAAACAGACCTCATCAGTATGTAGGGTACACTCAAACAGATAGAGCATTCTCAGCAATAGCCACCAGTGCAGAAACTCTTAGGATAAAAACCAATGGAACTGTTTTGAAGGCAGGAAACACCGGTGAGATATCTTTTCCTAGTGTTGGTAGCAGTGCTAGGACACTTGCAACTACGAATGACATCGCTAGTCTAGGAACTGGCAACTTGGCAGATGATGCAGTAACTGCTGCTAAATTAGCATCAAATGCCGTTGTCACGGCAAGCATTGTCGATGGGAATGTCACTACTGATAAGATTGCAGATGATGCTGTCACGTTTGCAAAGATGCAACACACAACAACGAACAACAGACTCTTGGGTGCAGCCACTGCTGGTGCGATTGGAGAGGTGCAGGTCGCTACTGATATGATAGCAGATGACGCAGTGACTTCGGCTAAGATTGCAGATACCACCATAGTCACTGGTAACATAGCGAATGAGGCAGTGACTCTTGGTAAGATACAGAATATCGCTAATGACACTGTTCTAGGAAACGTTAGTGGCGGTAGTGCTAATGCCATCGAACTAAGTGCTACACAACTTCGCACATTGATTAATGTTGAAAACAATGCAGATGTCACTAACACTGCTAGAGTTAAGACAGCGTTGAATGCAGATATGGGTGGTAACTTTACAATAGGAAATCAATCAGATGACACTGCTACATTCTCTGGACATCTTACTGTGGGAGGCAATCTAACAGTATCTGGAACGACAACCACGGTCAACTCAAACACAGTGAACATCGGAGATAGCATAATCACTCTAAACTCTGATGCTACAGGTAGTGCAAGCGAAGATGCAGGTATAGAAGTTGAAAGGGGGGATGATGCAAACAAGACATTGATTTGGGATGAGAGTGCAGGAAGGTGGACTGTTGGCTCTGAGACATTCGTTGCAGGGACTTTCATTGGAAATGTAACAGGAACTGTGTCTTCTGCTACTGCTCTAGCAAACGCTAGAAACTTTGCACTGTCAGGAGACGTAACTGCCAGTGCAGTCTCTTTTGATGGAACAGGAAACGTCACACTATCCACAGCATTAGCAGGAAACACAGTGAATACAGCAGAACTAGTTGATAATGCAGTCTCTGAGGCTAAGATAGCAGGTAATGCAGTTACATCTGCTAAGATAGCAAGTAGTGCCGTATCCACCGTTAAGATAGCAGATGATGCTATTACAACCGCTAAGATTGCTGACGATGCAATTACTACTGCTCTCATAGCAGATGATGCAATCACCTCTGCATTAATTGCAGATGATGCAATTGTTTCTGCTGCCATTGCAGATGGTGCTGTGACAAATGCACATCTCGCAGGTAGTATCGCACAGGCAAAGGTGACAAACCTAACCTCAGACCTAAGTGGAAAGGAACCAAGCCTAACAATTAGTGAAGGATTGGATAGAACTGGTTCCACTCTAAAGGTTGACATTGATTCTCTATCAGTTGAGAATGCAATACACCTAACTAATGACTTCATAATGTATGATGATGCCGATGCTGGTTTGAGAAAGATAAACCTATCAAACATATTTGGTAAATTACAGGCTTCCGACATACCTAGCCTAGCAGCCAGTGCTATAGGAAGTGGGACATTTGACACAGCAAGAATACCAAACCTAGCAGCCTCTAAGATAGACAGTGGTACGTTTGCAACAGCGAGAATAGCAGATGATGCGATAACATTCGCTAAGTTACAAAATGTGGGAACTAGTGTACTGCTAGGACGAACAACATCCGGTACTGGTGCGGTTGAAACACTATCTGCTTCACAGGCTAGGACTCTATTGAATGTGGATACCGCAGGTACGGACAATTCGACAGATGTTACACTCGCTGGCTCTAGAGATTACCTAACATTGAGTGGACAGGCCATAACTGTCGGTGAGATAGATATCAGCGATGATACGAATCTAGTAGCAGGAACAAACATCTCGTTAAGTGGTGATACGCTGAATGTTGATACTGACTTGGCTAACTATAGCAACACGAATTCCGGCTTCTTGACAGCACATCCTACAATAAGCAACGCAGCGTCTTCTGTTAATAATTCAGGAAGAACCTACATACAGGACATAACTCTAGACTCAAACGGTCATATCATAGGAATACAGTCTGCTACTGAGACAGTGACTGACACTCAATACAGTGTAGGGGATGGAGGTCTTTCTCAGAACAACTTCACTGATATTCTCAAAACTAAGTTAGATGGTATCGCAGCCAATGCCAACAACTTCACTCTACCAATAGCAGAATCAGATGTTCTTGGTGGGGTGAAGATAGGTAGTAATCTAACAATCAATGCAGGGACAGGGGTTCTATCTGCTGATACGCAGTCTGATGTCAACTTCACTTCAGCATTAAACAGCAAGTTGGCAGGTATAGCAACAGGAGCAACTGCTGGTGCAGACTTTGCAAGTAACGTATCGAATATCTCAGTCACCAATGCTCAACTTGCAGGAAGCATAGCAAACAGCAAACTGGCTAACTCATCTGTCACTGTCAACGGAAGTACAGTTGCTTTAGGTGGAAGCATTACGCTAACCACTGCGAATGTGGCAGAGGGGTCAAATCTCTACTACACTAATGAAAGAGTGGATGATAGAGTCAATGACCTCATAACCGATGGTGAGGGTATCACAACGACATATGATGATTCTAGTGGTACGCTCACAATAGACGCAGAAGATGCTACCGCATCAAACAAGGGAGTTGCCTCTTTCGCTAGTGCTGATTTTGATGTATCCAGTGGAGCAGTGACAGTGAAGAGTGGAGGTATATCCAACGCACAATTAGCCGGGTCAATTGCTAACAGTAAGTTAGATGATATTGCACAGAGTAAAGTCACAGGTTTAGTGTCTGCTCTCGCTGGAAAGGTCGGTAGTCTGAGTGACTTAAGCATAACAGCGACTGCTACTGAAATCAACGCATTAGATGGCATACCTGCAACATTGACTGCAACTGAGATTGGGTTCCTAGATGGTGTCACATCTGCTATACAGACACAGTTGGATGCTAAACAAGCATCAGGAAACTACCTAACTACCTCATCAACTATAACATCATTATCAGGAATAAGTGCATTTGATACTGATTTAACCTCTGTTAGTGGCTTTCACGACTCTGTTCCGTCTGCGAAGGCTGTAAAGGCATATGTTGACTTAACCTCATTCGATGCCAATGACACACAATATGTGTTCAGCGTTGAAGACACTGATGTTTCAAATACGAAGAAGTTGAAACTAACAGGAACAGATGGTAGTGCTACCTCGGTAAACTTTGAGGGAACTGGAAGTGTGACTGTTAGTAGAATCAATGAAAGAATAATCATCGACAGTTCTACACAACCAGTCAATGCAGTGTCATACAGTGGCAATACTTTGACTCTGACAAAAACTGACTCCTCTACGATAACAGCAACAATACCCGATGCAACAACATCTGCTCATGGTCTGATGACTGATGACCAGTTTGACAAACTAGCAGGAATTGAAACTGCTGCTACTGCTGACCAAACAGCAGCAGAAATCAGAACACTAGTCGAGTCTGCCTCTGACTCAAATGTGTTTACTGACGCTGACCACACTAAGTTGAATGCTATTGAGACAGGTGCAACAGCAGACCAAACTGCATCTGAGATACGAACATTGGTGGAATCTGCTTCAGACTCCAACGTATTCACAGACGCAGACCATACTAAACTAGATGGTATCGCTGCTAGTGCTAACAACTACTCAATCTCTTCTGACTTGTTGGATGAGGATGATATGGCATCTAACTCAGCAACAAAGGTAGCCAGTCAGCAATCGATAAAAGCATATGTAGATGCAGAGGTAGCAGGAGTAATTTCCTCTGCTCCTGCTGCTCTAGACACATTAAATGAGTTGGCTGCTGCTTTAGGAGATGATGCTAACTTTGCAACTACTACCTCCACTTCATTAGGTAATAGACTCAGAGTAGATACTAACAGTCAAGGATTATCGGCAACACAACAAAGCAACGCACTAACAAACTTAGGAATAACCGCAAGTCTAGCAGAGATAAATATCCTAGATGATGGGTTATCTGCAAGTGATATACCAAGTCTTGCTGCCTCTAAGATAACTAGTGGTACTTTGGGAACTGATAGAATACCAAGTCTTGCTACAAGTAAGATTACATCAGGAACATTTGCCAACGCAAGAATATCAGAGGGAAGTGTGACTCAACATCAAGCAGCCCTGTCAATCACTGAGTCTCAAATAAGTGACCTTCAATCATACTTAACAGCACCTAGAAGTATCACAGCAGGTGGGAACACACTAGCAAACAACGAGACACTTGCATTTACTGCTGGTTCTAATATATCGATATCCGAAAGCGGTGGAGCCGTTACGATTGCATCCACTGACACTAATACTCAACTTACAACGGAAGAAGTACAAGATATCGTTGGGGCGATGGTAAGTAGCAATACTGAGACAAACATATCAGTGACATACGATGACACAGGTGGCAAACTAAACTTTGCAAGCACTGATACCAACACTCAACTAACTCAAGAGCAAGTAGAGGACTTCGTTAATGGTTTGATTGTTGCTGGAACAAATATAACTAAGACATACGATGACTCAGCAGGTACTCTAACAATCGCTTCTAGTGGAAAGACACAAGAGGAGATTGAAGACATTGTTGCTAACTTAGTAGTAGCAGGAAGCAATGTAACAAAGACATATGATGATGCAAGCGGTACTCTAACGATAGCATCTACTGACACTAACACTCAGTTGTCAACAGAACAAGTAGAGGATATTGTAGGAGCAATGGTGAGCAGTAATACAGAAACGAACATCACTGTGACTTATGATGATACTAATGGCAAATTGAACTTTAGTTCTACTGATACCAATACCCAACTTACACAAGAAGAAGTCGAGGACTTTGTTGGAGGTATGCTTGATGGAACTGAGACTTTCATCAGCGTGTCATATGATGACACTGATGGCAACATAGACTTCGTGGTTCCTGTTCTAGATGAAGATGATATGAACTCTAACTCTGCGGCACATCTTGCTACACAACAATCCATCAAGGCTTATGTAGATACTGAGGTAGCAAGTCTAGTAGATTCTGCTCCGGGTGCTTTGAATACGCTTAATGAGTTAGCAGCAGCGATAAATGATGATGCTACCTTCTCAACAACGGTCACTACTGCATTAGGAAACAGGTTGAGAGTAGATACCTCCTCACAAGGTCTCAGTGGTACACAACAAGCAAATGCAAGAACCAACCTGAATGTGGATGTAGCAGGAACAGACAACTCAACTGATGTTACTCTAGCAACTGTGTCTAACAACTATCTCAGTATATCAGGACAAGCAATAACTGCTGGAACTGTACCTGTCTCACTGGGAGGAACTGGGGCTACTTCGGCATCTGCTGCTAGAAGTGCGTTAGGAGTTGATGCTGCTGGAACAGATAACTCAACCGATGTCACATTGACTGGTAGTGGAAACTACCTGAGCATTAGTGGACAAGCAATCACAGTTGACCCAATAGACATCTCAGACGATACAAACCTGACTGCTGGAACAGGGCTGACCCTAAGTGGAGATACGTTGAATGTAGATGCAGCACAATCAGGAATAACAAGTGTTGGAACACTATCATCACTTACTGTATCAGGAGACTTAACTGTAGATACAAATGCATTACACGTTGACTCTACGAATACAAGAGTAGGTATTGGAACAACCTCACCGGGTTTCAAACTACAAGTAAACGGTTCATTCGGTGCTACAACCAAGTCTTTCGTTATACCACACCCAACTAAGCAGGGAAGAACGCTACAACACGGCTCTCTTGAAGGACCGGAACATGGTGTGTATTACAGGGGAAGATTAGAGGGGAGTGTGATAGAACTACCTGAGTATTGGACAGCATTAGTGGATGAGGATACAATCACAGTTCAACTAACACCAAACGGTGATTTCCAAATGCTATATGTAGAAAAGATAGAAGACAACCAAGTGTTCGTGGCTAATGCAGCAGATGAGGGTGTAGACTGCTTCTACATAATACACGGTGAAAGGAAGGACGTAGGAAAGATGGAGGTTGAATACTAATGGCTAACTCGGACAAGGACATTCTAATTACACCAAACACAGGACAGAGTGCAAAACCAAAGATAGAGGTAACTGGTTTTGGTAATGCAACTAAAGCAATCGAAGTCAATGACGATGGTTCTTTGACATTCAACTCCACGATAGCAGCAACTTCAGGTTCTGTTGCTGATGGCAATGCTAACTTAGTCACTGGTGATGCTGTATTCGATTACATAGCCGCACAAAACTTCGCTTCTGCGGGTGCATCTAACTTCGTTGTTGGAGATATCACAGGTCAAGCAGAGATAACAAGTGGGCTTGCTTCCACTGATGAGTTTGTCATAAGTGATGCAGGTGTTCTCAAAAGAATGGATACATCTGTATTGCAGAGTTATATGCAGAGCAATCTAACTTTTACCACTAATACAGATACACAACTATCGACGGAACAAGTACAGGATATAGTAGGTGCTATGTTCTCCTCTAACACTGAGACTAGAATCTCTGCAACTTACCAAGACGGTGATGGTACAATAGATTTGGTTGTTGACGACATGACAGCCAATACTCAGTTGACGACAGAGGAAGTGCAAGATATCGTCGGTGCTATGTTTACTTCCAATACAGAGACTAGGATATCTGCAACCTATGAGGACGGAGATGGGACTATTGATTTAGTCGTAGATGACATGACAGCAGATACAAACACATTCCGAACTGTGACAGCAGGTGGTAATACATTAGGAGGTTCAGAGACATTAGCCTTCACTGCTGGCTCTAATGTTACAATAACAGAGAGCGGAGGAGCAGTCACTATTGCCTCAACTGATACCAACACACAGTTAACTCTTCTAGACCAAGATGACATGAGTTCAAACAGTGCTACTGCTGCTGCTAGTCAACAGTCGATAAAGGCATATGTGGATAATGAACTTGCATCACTTGTAGACTCAGCACCATCTGCTCTCAATACTTTGAATGAACTTGCTGCTGCTCTTGGTGACGATGCCTCCTTCTCCACAACAACTGCTACTTCACTAGGAAATAGGCTGAGAGTTGATGTTAGCAACCAAGGACTAAACTCTACACAACAGGGAAACGCTCTGACCAATCTAGGTATCACTGCTTCCTTAGCGGAGATAAACATACTAGATGGTGGACTTTCAGCAAGTGATATACCAAATCTAGCAGCGTCTAAGATTGATTCAGGAGAATTCCCAACTGCTAGGATTGCTGATGATGCTATCACAACGGCTAAGATAGCAGATGACCAAATAACAAATGCTCTGATGGCTGATGATGCTATTGATAGTCCACAACTTGCTGACGCTTCAATAGATGAAGTTCATTTGAATGCAACAAATACTGCTGTAGATAACTATCTACTAAGTTTCGATGCCGCATCAGGTGGTTTTACTTGGGTAGCAGCAGGTTCAGGTGGAGAGAACAATCAGAATGCCTTCAGCAATGTAGCAGTAAGTGGACAGACAACAGTTGCAGCCGATTCAACCACTGATACGCTAACTCTCGCAGAAGGCTCAAACGTCACCATAACAACAAATGCTAGTAATGACACAGTAACTATCGCAGCAACAGACACCAACACACAACTCTCTACCGAGCAGGTTCAAGACATCGTAGGGGCAATGTTTTCGTCTAATACGGAAACTAGAATATCTGCCACCTATGAGGATGGTGACGGCACAATCGACCTTGTAGTAGATGATATGACAAGGAGAACGATAACTGCTGGTGGCAATACACTGGCAGATGGTGAAACATTAGCGTTTACTGCTGGCTCAAACGTCACTATCTCAGAGAGTGGTGGTGCAGTTACCATCGCCTCTACAGATACTAACACACAGTTGTCCACTGAACAGGTGCAAGACATTGTAGGAGCAATGTTCAGTTCAAACACCGAAACGAGAATATCAGCGACCTACCAAGATGGTGATGGCACTATCGACTTGGTAGTGGATGACATGACCACTGATACTAACACCAACCAACTCACAACCTTCACCCTAACAGGAGATTCAGGAAGCAACCAAACCATAGCACATGGAAACACGCTAGACATCGCTGGTGGAGATGGTATAGCAACCGTTGTTGGGTCAACTGACACAGTAACAGTTGGTCTAGACATAGATGGCATGACGGATATTGGCGCAGCCTTGGTAGACGCTGATTTGATGATTGTAGATGACGGAGCAGGAGGAACTAACCGCAAAGCAACAATGAGTAGGCTAAAGACCTACATGCAGAATAATCTGACATTCACAACCAATACTGATACCCAACTAAGCACAGAACAGGTTCAAGACATAGCAGGTGGAATGTTCAGTAGCAATACTGAAACAGGTATTACAGCAACGTATCAAGATGCAGATGGTACGATAGACTTGGTTGTAGGGACTCTTAATCAAGACACAACAGGTAATGCAGCCACTGCAACCGCACTTGAAACAGCAAGAAACATTGGTGGTGTCAGTTTCGATGGAACTGCAAACATCAACTTACCGGGAGTGAACACTGCTGGTAATCAGAATACTAGTGGAACTGCTGCTTTGGCAACAACTGTAACTGTAACAGATAGCACTGCTAACACAAACTTCCCCGTTGTATTCCATGATGAGTCAAACGGATTGTTAGACGACACTGGTGCTTTGAGATACAACCCAAGCACAGGGACACTACTTGTACCTAACCTGAATGTCGCTGGAACAACAACGACTGTTGATACTGTGACTATGGAAGCAGCAAATGCAATCGTGTTTGAGGGTGCTACCTCTGATACTAACGAGACAACTCTAACCATTACTGACCCTACTGCTGATAGAACAATCACTCTACCGGATGCTACCGGAACAGTTGCTTTGACTAGTCAGTTATCTGATACGCAGTTAACAACAGAAGAGGTTCAGGATATAGTCGGGGCTATGTTTAGTTCTAATACTGAAACAAGAATAACTGCGACTTACCAAGATGGCGACGGTACGATAGACCTAGTTGTAGATGATATGACTGCCGATACGAATACAAACCAACTAACCACATTTACACTGACAGGTGATTCCGGTAGTAATCAGACAATTGCTCACGGTAATACACTCGACATAGCAGGTGGAGATGGAATTGCTACGGTAGTAGGTTCCACAGATACTGTCACTGTTGGTTTGGATATTGATGGAATGACTGACATTGGAGCAGCGTTAGTAGATGCTGACCTAATGATAGTTGACGATGGTGCAGGTGGCACTAATAGAAAGGCAACAATGTCTAGATTAAAGACATACATGCAAAACAATCTAACGTTCACGACAAACACGAACACGCAACTTTCCGATGAGCAAGTACAAGATATTGTAGGAGGAATGTTCTCATCAAACACGGAAACTCTGATTACCGCTACATATCAAGATGGTGATGGTACTATTGACTTAGTAGTAGACAATGACCTGTCTAACTATGATAACAGTTCTTCAGGATTTATCACTGCTACATTAACTACTGAACAGGTTCAAGATATTGTAGGAGCGATGTTCACTGGCAATACTGAGACAAATATTTCCGCTACATATCAGGATGGAGATGGAACGATTGACCTAGTTGGTACTCAAATGACATTTGTTTTAGAAGATGATGATGGCACTGAGGTATCCATATCAGACGCTGAAGAAATTAAGTTCCATAGTGGAAATACGAGTATAGATATCAATTACTCTGATATATCTCCGGGTTCAGACGCAGACCCATTCGACTTGGATTTCAGAACACTATTCGCTCCTTATCTAAGGACAGATGATGATAGGGACTTTGCTCCTGAAGACTTAGACAATACCATTAGAGAACTATCAGGAAGATTCTCAACGAAGACAGGATTAGAGGATGGCTCTACCACTAACGCATCTGATTACGTTGATGCCTTGGTGCTAGATACATTCACAGGACATTCAGGTGGAGATGCAAACCTATTGGCATTCGCTAAGAACAGCACAAAGAGAATCTATCATTATCGAGCAGACCAAGATGATACTAATTGGGGAACTGCCTCTACTATTGCATACACAAGTGATATTGCAGACCTAACAGTATCAGACTTAGCCGCAGCCGCAGTAGTCACAGAATCAGAAGGTATTGGTTCAAATGACAACGACACCACTCTACCTACTTCTGCTGCTGTGAAGGACTATGTGGATAACAATGCAGGTGGTATAGCCAGTGTAGCAGCAGATAGCACACCGCAGTTAGGCGGAGATTTAGATGTTAATGGTAATGAAATTGTATCAACTTCAAACGCTAATATTGGCATTACACCAAATGGAACAGGGAGAGTAATTATCGGGTCAACCACATCACAACACGATGCTCTATCGAAGTTGACCATTAAGGGAAGTGATGCGGGGATGCTCATAGAGAAACATGATGATGGTTCAAGCGGTGGTCCTACTCTCGCACTTTACAGATACTCTGCATCCGTTGCTGATAGTGATTTAATTGGTCAAATCAACTTTAGAGGTGAAGGTTCAACAGGAAACCCATCAACATATATTGCTTTAAGAACGGAAATAGAAGATACCACAGAAGGAACAAAAGACGGTAAGTTAATTGTTAGAGGATTGAAGAATAACACTCAGACTGAGTTCCTATCAGTTGGTTCCACTGGTGTTAAAATCAATGACTCCTACACACTCCCGACATCAGACGGAAGTAATGGACAGGTCTTGCAGACAAATGGCAGTGGTACACTTTCCTTTGCATCGGTAAGTAGTGGTGGTGCTTCTGCTCTCGGTGACTTATCGGATGCAGTCACTACTGCTACATCGAACATAGGCATCGGAAGCACTGCTTTGGATTCACTGACAGCAAGCAGTGGAAATTACAACGTGGCTCTTGGTGTTAATGCCGGTACAGCAATTACGACTGGTGATAATAACGTAGCCATTGGTTTTGAAGCGGCTAACGCCATATCTACTCAATCATCTAACACTATGATTGGTTTTCAAGCAGGTAAATCTGCAACAAGCGCACAATCTGTCTATATCGGATATTTCGCTGGATATAACAACCTATCGAATTACAATACAGCAGTAGGTGCAGAGGCGATGATTACCTATGGTGACAAAACAGCAGAGAGAAACGTAGCAGTAGGTAATGCGGCATTAAAGGTAATTCAAACCGGAGACAAAAACGTATCTGTTGGAGCATACAGTGGTCTTGCAGTTACAACTGGTAGTGATAACACATTTTTGGGATACGGAGCGGGAGATGTAGTAAACTCTGGTTCAAATAACATATTGTTGGGATATGAGGCAGGAGATAATATTACAAGTGGTTCTAACAACCTAGTCATTGGTGACTTCCAAGTTGATGTCGCAACAGGCGATGACCAGATTATCATAGGCAGTGGTGATGGTGGAGTAACTTGGTTGAAAGGAGATTCAAACGGAATCAAGGCTCTTAAGATTAAGGTGAAGTCAGTATCAAGCAACACGACACTAACAGATGCCCAATCCGGCTCATACGTCTACTGGACAGGAGGTACACTGACTCTACCTGCAACAGCAGAGTCGGGACAGCAATACACAATCATCAACAACACAGGTGGTTCAGCAACACCAAGTCTAGGTACATCAAACGCTATAGCATCAGGGTGGACTGCTCATGCTGCTATGGCTGATGAGACTGCTAGAACCTACGTCTCTGTTGCTGCTAACAAATGGATATACATCGGGTGATTGAGATGGCTTCGATAATGGTAGGCGTGGCTGGTGTCGCACAGCAACTAAAGACAGCGAATGCTGCTGGTGGAGGTGGAGGCGGAAGTGGCGCACCAACATCAGTTAGCATTGCCACATCTGCAACAGGTGGAACTGACAATGCGGTATTGGCTGAAGAAGGAGCAGTCAGTTTTGGTGGGATGGATGTTACTGGTAGTGACTTCTCTAATGGTCAAGGTTCAGTGACTGTTGATATAGCCGAAATGGGTGACGAGTTTCCCGGTAACTCCGGTCAGGCAACCATCAACTTCTTTGGTTATCTTCGTGCAACCGGAGCAACCAGTTTCTCATGGGATGTAGCGGTAGATACTCTTGCAACAAGTCTGTCAGCAGGAACAGCAGGAACACAAGGAACTGCGGTTACTACCCAAGATGCCACAGGAAGCCCCGGCTTAACGATAGGTATCAACGAGCAAGGCACTCTCGTATTCGGTGGGGGTAGAGGTGGCTTGATATTCCCGTCTAATGGTGATGTATTGCAGTTTGTGATAACTGGAAGTGCCACGAATTCAAGTGGAACGACTAATGCAAGCAATGTCACAGTTAGGTACACCTTTGCATCATGAGGTAATAGAATGACAAGAATAGAAGTGAACATACCGGAAGGAACATCAGGCCAATATGAAGTAGCATATTACAATAGGCAGACTCAATACAGAATGTGGCAGACATACTTGAACATGAAGGCAGAACCCTATGACAATCATACCGTGTTAATCAAGAATACTTGTCCTATGCCAATAATGCAGAACTCGCAAGCAGAGTACAATGAACATCAGTGGTTATGGAATAATGCAACAGGTCATGTATTAGTAGGAGGGCTTGGATTAGGTACGATACATCAGGCTTTGATAGACAACCCAAATGTAACCTCTGTCACTATCATAGAACTAGAGCAAGATGTGGTTGACCTAGTTTGGGAACATTGTGCTAAGGATGATACCTTCAATCTAGTGATAGCAGACTTTGAGACTTGGATACCGCCGGAGGGAAGTTCCTTTGATACTGTATGGGGTGATACTTGGCTGTGGGACAACGATTTGGATTACAAGGACTACAAAACTATTATTACAAACAAGTATTCGCAATACACTGATAACATAGGATTTTGGGGTGATGAGTGATGGCACTGAAGGTAGAGTATGAGACAGAATTTGGAATAACGTGTGATTACGCATATTGCGTCATAGTTGATGCTCGCTTAGATAAGAAGATTGATGATACTGAAGATGGAAATGAAGTGAAGTCATTCAACATTACATATCGTGGAAAGGTGTATGCCAGCGACGATGCTTATGAACAAAAGGCATCACCAATCAGTGGTTTCAATGGTGAATTTGAATTGGACACGACTAACACCAAGACTCAGTATAACTTACTCAAGCAGTGCTACTTACACCTGAAGACTCAAGATGGATTTACTGATGCAATAGATTGCTAAGAAGTGGAAAATTGCTATTCGCTTTCTAAAATGAGCGAAAATTTTTCGATAAAAAAAGGCAAAGTGGCCGAAGGATTATTCCTCCGACCACAGTGCTTTACATTCTCTACATCGCCAAATATGTAGAGTCTCTTGTGAACCGATAACTTTGCCCTTTATCCTTTGAGGGATGGTGTCCTCAAGACAAGTCGGACATTGTTTAGTTAGGGCCAGTTCGACCACGCTCGTCGTTAATTAGATTCTCCATGTACTCATCTATGCTTTCTTCAGTATACTTTGAGTTACCGAATGCTGCAAAGAACAATAGAGAAACTAGGATAACGAATATAATCCAGCCTAGCCATTCCCAAGGTGTCATTACCACTCAACCTCCAATTCCTTCATTATTTCTTCTTCTATGGAAAATCCTTTCACCATCTTGTTTTCCTTTCCATGAATCCATAAGTCATACACTAATTCACAATCCTTTAAACAATAGTCTGCAACTTCAGAGAATCTACCGTCTTTCCAAACCATAGGAGCATCTGCACTTTCCATGAGTTTATCTGCACCAAGAGTATTCTGAACTAGATTGGACAGTGAATATCTCTCACCATACTCCTTGTTTAGAATCCTACTGGTATCTATGTACGCCTTGTCATCTAGGTACTTCTTGATGCAATATATGTCCATTGCATTTTTCAAGACCGCTAAATCAAAGGATACAATGTTGTGTCCTAACAAGACTCCGTTGTTCTCATGGTGCTTGTCCAAGTCAAATTTCAACTCTGACAAGGGCTTGACAGATACGTTTGACTTTCTTATGGACTTGATAGGTTCATCGATATAGACTGTTCCGTGGCTTCCATCCCATGTGCAGACAGTAGATACCTCAAACATATGGGTATTACCCCAACCCCCAATCTCATGAGAGTAGTTTTTCGTTTCTATGTCTAGGGCTAGAACGTTCACTCGTCACCACTTTCCCCTGTCCAAAGATTTGCTAGTTTCTTAGCCTGAGCCTCTGCTGGATTGGGTGCAACGATTAGGTTTGGTTTAACCATCCACGCTACTAGNTGTTCTCCCCCACCAACTGTTATCATCGTTGATAGATACCATCCATCATTCCCGTATGTATTCAGGGACTCATTTATCACTTTTGGGCCATCACTAACATTGAACACCAAGAATTGATGCTCGTATGTGTCTTTCTTTGTCATGTTTCTTTCTCCTCCTTTATCTTCAAATATGCTCTTACTCCTATCTTTTTCGTTTCAAACATATTGGAAATCGTCTTGAAGTTGTTGTAAACCGTAGTCTGTCCCTTCTTCGTATCTTCTCGAACTTTTGACAACAGAAGAGTCTTGTTTACCCATCCCTCATCACCACTTGTCCTCAGTTCTTTGTATGCCTTTCTAAAATCATTTACACCTACCCTCTCATGTAGTGCGTGTGTTCTCACCTTTAGTGCTACGTCCAGCCACGACACAAGCGATTTATAGCATTGTCGAATGAGTGAGGAGGCTTGTCGTGCATGTCTTTCAGTCACAATATACCTCTTTTTGGGGTCAGTTATGTTAGGTGCTTCAGCGATACAACACAGTACAGATAACCTAGTCATAGTCTGATTCAATCTTGTGATAAAGTTACCAGCAATCTCAAACACTTCCGGTCTGCTATTAGCAACATAGTTTCTCATTTTGATGGACTCATTCTTCAGTGCGTCATTGAATCCCTTTCCAAATGTAACAGTTCTAAGTGGGTCTTCTCCTGTTTCCTCGTATCTTTTCTTGAGAGCATCGTATATTATCACGAAGTTCTGTGCGAACTTCTTGATTGGTGCATCCTTCGGTTTGATTGTTCCTACTTCATCAAGTACCTTCTCTCTTAGTTCATCTTGTACCTCTTGAGGTACTTCTTTGATGTAAATCAAGGTTCTCTGTATTACTCCCTTTTCAGCGATAACATTAGTCAGTGTCTTTGGTATGTATGTGGTTGCATAGATGCTTCTTTGACACCTGCACTGTATTATATCTCCATCTCTGAGTTTCTTCCTGATAATCCAGTTCTCACCATGTAGAGTATTCATGAACTTATTCAGATACATGATTACATTCTCCTTGTGCTGAGACTGCTTGAAAACACCTGAGTATTCAAACTCATCATATGCAACAAGACCGCTTCCCTCGAAACCTCCATCTATTTGTGTGGGTATCTCAACCCATTCCATCTCACCATCTTCATTCTCCACCCTCTCTTTCTCTATTCTCATAGAGCCAATCAAGGCTGCATCTGTTGTATCGTCAACAGAGAACACATCGAACTTGACACCNTACTTNTCATCAAGTATTCTGAATACTTCATTTGCCACTGGCCCAAAGAAGTTGTACATCTCTGTTTTTCCTGTACCGGATGTCTGCATCCAAATGAATTGTATTCTAGTGTCATCTACTCTCCTACCACTTGGTATCGCAACCATGTCTTTTGCTAGTTGACCTAGTATAACGAAGAATCCTATCGCAGCAGGTATCTCATTATACTTTGAAACATCTGCTGCGCTCTTCACATACTGCTCAACCACTTTAGGCAATGTTGTTGCCTTTGGTTGAGGTATCGCTAACTCATCTCCTAGTCCTTCGTAGTACAATCTGTCTTCATCATCAAAATTATTTCTATTCACATTATCACCATCTTTTCTTCTTTGTTCAGCACATCAATCAACCTCTTGGCTGTGACTTTACCGAAGCCCTCTAGTTGACATATCTCTTCAACAGAGGCTTCTCCTATCTCCATAATAGAGCCGAACCTTTCTATCAGGAGTTTTGCTTTCTTTACACTGATACCTTTCACAGTGCAAAGAACATCTATTCTCAAGTCAGTCGTAGCAATTCTCTTTCTAATCAAACTTGGAGTGTGTATTTCTCTATCAATAGGTTGCATCTTGCAGACGACTGCTATTATTCTAGCAGCCTCTCTAGCAGATGAAACCCATATTATGTTACAATCAGTATCTAGTATTATCTTGCCAATAGCACCATCGAATTTATTTCTAAGGAGTTTGGCATTTTGCTTGTTGTTTACATATACTAGATAGTTCTCAACGGCATCACTAAAATCGCCATACACAATTACGATATTATTCATGAACTTAGCATCCATGTTATCCAGTTGATTCCATAGTCTCTTGTTAATCACAGATTGCAGGAAGTCAAATGTTGACTTGGCTTCAAAGCAGACATCAGCAAATGTGTAATCTCCTATGTCTAACCACTCCTTTTCATATGGCACATTGAGTTTCCTACAGTTATGAATAACCATCTCTGCTAATTCAGAGTGTTCTCTACTGTCTATCTTTAGTTTATTCACCATCGTAATACCTCCAACACTTACCGATGCAGTATCCCTGCGGTATAAGCACGTTAGAACATGAGGGCGCATTATATCCCTTATCTACAATTCCTCTAACGTACTTTGAAGAAGTCCTAGAGTCCCAATCCAACCACACATCCTCAATACCTGCTATCGATTCCAACTCCTGCATTATGGTAGTATGGATTTGGTCGTTTTGCTCAGGAGAAAGAACTCTTTCCCCCATACTCAACAAATCCCTGTACCACTGAACTAGATATACTCTAGCATAGTGACTAGGGTTCTCGACCATCACAGCGTTGTGCAAGCATGGAAGTATTGGTAGTTTACCTACAGGAACAGGAATATCAACCTCAACCTCTGAGATTTCTATTGCTTCCATCTCAGGGAAGACTGCTAGTTTACTACCGTTGTTAGATGAGACCTTTCTTGGTTTCTCAGCCATGACTAGGATATCTTCTAGGTCTAACTTCAAGTCATCTACTAACAATGGGATACAGAAGTAGGGATTGCCGTTGGAATCGGAACTACTCAAGTTCATCGAGTTGGGTATTCTTCTTAGCCTATTAGTCTGGATACCCGTTCTATCAAGCGTAGCAACACCATTGCTGATTTTGGAATAATACTGCTGAATGCTTCTGATATCATCTACTGGTTCTCCATAGACAAACACATGGAAACCCTTTCCACTAAAGTACATTTTGAATACAGTGTCGCTTTCAACTAGAGACTGCACCACCTTTCGTAAATCATCATAGGCGTTTTGCAGTGGCTCGTCATGAGCATCAAAATCTAGAAATGCTCTATCGAGAACAACTGAGTAGTCTAGTTTTACACCGTTGTTGAAGTCTTCAAAGTCATAGACTGTCGTATAGCAGTTCATCTTCCCATTGTAGGAATTGAACCAATCTACAAACTCATTCCGATTGTTCACTACTCTTCTTTTCATCTGTGGAGCGTTTCTTAGATGACTTCCGGCCCACACTTCTCTTGGCATTTGCATTTTTATTTACCTCCTTGAAAGAGACCTTTGCCTCAAGCAATTCCTCTCTTACAACTTCTGCTATTTTTATTCTCAATTCTGACATTATTGTGTTCATGTATATTTGCCCAAAGGGAGTTCTCTCTTCGGCAAACACTTCTGTTTCCCATACCATCTTCAACTTATCAGTAGTAGGCATCTTCTTGTAGAGAGCCTCTGCTAAGTTTTCAACGGTCTCAGATACATTTGCTATCTCTGAGAAACTCCACACCTTTTGATTTAATTCTTCTTTTACCATTTTATCTATCATTTTTCTTTCTCCTTTTCTTAAATTTCTCTTTTGCTTTGTAGTAGTCTTCCCACTTCATTAGAACCAACTCTCGGTGTTAGCCGCATCACATATGCCAAAGAAACTACAATTTGAACATGTCTTTGCGAAATACTTGGTTGGGAATATGCCTGTCTCATATGAGTGGATAAGTTGTGCTATACCCTTTTTTACTGCTGTTATACTACCCTTCTTGACTTCTTCCACATAGATGTAATTGGCCGCAGGATAGTACCATCCCCAATGAGAGATAGGAATCTCAGGGTCCAAGCCCCATTCTATCAGTTTTTCATCGGGAGTATTCTCAAACAGAATCTTGTAGAAGGCCATCTCCTTTCTCATCATAGTTGTCTTCCAATCTTTCCAACCACCAGTCTTCAACTCCATAGGGATGTATCTATCCCCTTCTCTGAACATTCTATCGATGATGCCCTGAAGATGAACAGTGTAGTTCTGTTTCAATGGATACTTTGGGTTCTCGTCCTTATTGATTACAATCTTGGCATCTAGCATTATCTCATTGATAACTGGTATGAAGTCATCTGTTGTTCCTTCCTGCTTTGACTCTATGAATCTATTAGCCTCAAAGATTGACATGGCCTCGTACATTTCGCTGTAGTCATCAATTGGATGTAGTTCCATACAATAGTTGACTAGTTCCTCATAGGACATGTCTTCTGCTTTCTTTACATCGAATTCATTGAAGAAGTCCTCTCTAGCGTTATGTATGATACTACCTTTAATCATGACCTCAGTTGTCTCTATTGGCATTCTCTCTTTGTATTGAAATTCATATCTCTTTGGACACCACTGGTAAGAACCAAGTGATGACTTGGATATCTTCAATATGGGATACTCCTCATCCCCATAGTATTCAGGTTGCCATTGGTATGTATACTCATTTCCACTATTCGGTTTCATTCTGATTCACCTCTCTTCTACTTAGTATTTCATTTGCCAGTTCTTGCATACAGTCATCACAAGTGCATTTTTTGTCATGTGGTGGCTCTTCAATCATGAAGATTCTGTCTCCACTGGAATGTTTCTCAATCCTATAACCAATATACTTGTGATTCTCAGGAAACAATTCTGTGACTATTTCCACTTTCTTTGGTTTGCTAACCTTTGTTATCTCTATCTTTGAGACAACCTCCTCTGCCTTGGGTTTCATCCACTCTCTTAACTTGTTATACGTTTCAACTATTGAGTCTACTCTTCTCTTGTTGGTCCAAGAAAGACTATTGTAGAAACTTCTCAAAACCATTCCTCCAACGAACTCTGCTTATTATCAGCAGTTATCTTTCTTGCATCCCAACCCATAGCACGATAAATCGGTTCTGCTTTTTTAACCACAGACTCAGCGTAGTGGGACCAGTCAGGGTCATAGTCATAGAAGTCTTCTTCTACAAGTAGTGAGACATATGTTGCCTTCACATCCATACCAGTGATAGGATTGAAGAAGGTCTTGTTCGACTTAATCTTTAGATACAGATATGTATCATTAATCTCTTCATACCCATTTGCTTGACTAAACAATACACCGGCAATACCTGAACCAATCGTAGGTCTCTTGCCTTCAAGAGTTGTGAAGTTTCTTGTTGTAGCAGTACAACACGGTGTTTCAATCAATGTGAATAGGTTATTCTTTCTAAAGCAGTTCTTACATTCTACCTGAAATCTATTCTCTCTGTATCTACTTCTTTGAAGTATATCAGACAACGGAATATCGCCGTTCATCACAGAATTATACTTGTTATTGAGAAAACCAGTAACTTCTTCCTCAGTTTTTCCCTCAACCCACATATTTAGTACATTCAATTGCACATCTTTGGCTAATTGAGTTTGTGAAACCCTCTTCGCAGTGAAACCAGTCATGACAAACTCAGGCTCGTCTAGGAAAACACCATCTTTCCATGTAATTAGTCCCGCATTCCTGTTTTTTGTTGCTCCAACACCTAAACTCTTGAAGTATTTCTCAAATTCTAGTGTTACAGGATGCTCTTCTAGTCCCATAACGTTAGGAAACGACTTTCTAACGTGTTCATTGAGGATTTTTAGTGTTTCTTTAGCAGTTTCGATGCTATCATCTTCAATATCAACGTAAATTGAATCAGTATGCCCGTAAACTACCTTCATACACATCCCCCAACTAAATTAAACGTATTATTTACGAAAGCAACAGTGCCTGTGACATAAAATGACACTCTAGAGTAGAATATCGTGTCTTTCCTGTTCATAATACATTCACATCCTGTAAAAGAGAAAATAAACCATAGAGAAAGATACTAACAAACAATATTCTTGATGTTGTTCTTGAAAAGAGTCTAGCATCTTTAAAAATCTGACTCCATGCTTGTTTTCTTAACTCTGACTCTGATTTCTTATCTTTCTCCTCTGCCTGTGTTGTATTGAAATCAATATTAGCACTTTTTATTGGCATTATAGTTCCCTCACTTTGAATGCAGCAGTTCTGATTGCTTCTCTAGCACTAGCAGTAATACTAGCGGCCAAATCAACATCGGCCCAACCGAATCCCTGATATGCTACAATACCATAGAAAGAAGCCATCAACCTCTTAACAGCAAGTTGGTTGTTGTTCCATTTGACATATTCACTTTTACTTTCACTTTCTTTCATTTTTACTTTGTATTCGTTTCTTAGGTTCTTCAACTCTAGAACTGCTTTTGGCAGAAGACCTAGTTTATCTGTCTTGTAATATTTCATTTCATAGCCGTTTACTTCTGAGAAATCTTTTGGGGTTCTGATATTTACACCAAATTCAGTTGGTGTGTCTGACTTCGTTTCCCAAGAGATATTCCTAGCAATCATCATCGATGGATACAGACCTGCGAAGTCAAACGCTGCAACACCCAAATGAAGCCCATTTGTAGCCTCACTGAGAGGGTCGTAGACCATCGCACCATCATAGTCCACCCTGTCACCCTTACGTCCTGTAGGAGCCTTCCATGAGGCATTTCTCATGAAGTATATTCCACCCATGTTTGACGCATAGAAACAGGCATCGAAGGGTGCAATCAGCAAACGCTGTAAAGAGATGATTGCCTCCGTTGTATGGTTCTCGTCGTCTATTCTCTTGATTAACTCTACATCTTTGACAGCATACTCAAGATAAGTTTCTGTGTCTTCCTGCCATCCTCTACGAAAGAACTCGTTCTTATCAGGGAACTTGCTACTGACTAACTTCTTCTCGCCAAGTACGCTTTCAGATACATAGTCAAGAGAAAGAGATGGTAGTGTACCACGTTGCGCATCATTCCATTGTCTTTCAAATGCTAGGTCTAGTGGTACGCATATTCTACCTTTGATTGGTTGAGCAATCGGAGAGTAATTTTCTACACGTTTAGTTTGCACTATTACACTAGAATCCTTTATGCTCCATTTGACACCATCAACTTCCATCACAGGAGATAACAATCTAGGGTCTAGGTCATTTGCATGTAGTCTCTCAATCAACTTAGGTAGGTCGAACTTCCAACCAAACCAAGAGATTAGCATATCAGGGTCTTTCTCAAACAACAATATCAAGAACTTCTCTAGTGTGGTCCTCTCTGTCTCATCAGAATCAGGTTGCCATGTCAAAGTGTGATACTCATCATCATAGTTGTCATAAACAACAATAGCGGTAATAGCACCATCATGCTCACCACCTTGCATCCACTCCATATCCCAATACCACTTACGCAAGTTATACTCAGGAATAGTATCTAGCATATCAACAGCGTATCTGTAATGGTACTGGACATCTGCTTCATATGTTCTATCTCCTCTGTTATGAAAGTAAGACTTTACCTTCTTGGTGTATTTACTATGACAAGGAGACCATGTGACTTTGACTAGTTCCTTACCCTCAAGACTCAGGTAATCTCCTTCTTCATAAGATAGGTCCATACGGAAACTCGTATTCTTGTTCCCCCAATTTTCTTTGAGATAGACAGTCTCACCATCTAGTTTAACTAGCCTTGAGTTCTTCTCAACGAAGAAGTGTGGCTTGAAGTCATTGAAGGTGATAATCTCCTCCTCTCTCTCACCACCTTCTCTCCAACGAAGAAGTATGCCCTTTTCCGTATTCGTTATTATCATTTATTTCTTCTCCTTTTCTTAGTTCTCTGCCAATTGGGTTTCTTGCTCCTTGCATCTTCAAATGATTTAGGGATTGTTCTAGTATAGTGCTTCTTATTTCTTTCTTTCATCGAGGGGTAATCAGGGTCTTTTCTTTTTTCCTGTTCTTCCCAATATTCCTTATTTTCAGCAGTCTTTCTTTCTTGTTTCTTCTTAAGTTCTTCATCCTTTTCTTTACTACCGTCGTAATATTTTATTACGGCCTTGGCCTCATGTCTTGTTAACCTAGATGGACTACAACTAGGACAGTAGTTTGCCGTATCTTTGGTAGACCATTTCTTGAATTGTTTGTCACATGCCTTACACTGTCTATATCCAGCAGGTATAGTCATCTTACAATCACCTTGCTAAGTATGGTGCTTTTACCAGTATTCTACCTAATCCTTCCCATACCACAGGAGACTCATCCTTCAGATGAATCCTAACAGGAGTATTGGCTCTGAAGAACTTGTGAAACTGTCCCGTCACTTCTACAGTGCTTGACTCACCTTTGACATCAGTAAAACCAACAGATGTCTCTATTCTATCTGTAGGACTTCTCTCACTGCTTATCATGAAAGTATTGTCTTCAACATTGACATCAAAGCGATACCTAGCATTGTTGAGTACATCACATCTCTTTACCGCATCAGTTAGATTATCTGATGTAGTTATAATGGATGTCTCAAACTGAACCTTGCTGAACCTTGGGTTATCCTCATCAATCTCGTATCCCTGTATTCTAGCAATCATAGATGCATTGGGATGGGAGACGACTAGTGGTAGAGATGCAGTGCTACTGTCATCTGAAACCTTGATGTAACTGCCAATATCTAATGTGACAGTATCACTGAATGTCTTCAGATACTTCAAGGTCTTATCAATCTCAATAGTCACTAATGGTCTCTCATCGCCTTCTGCCTCTATGATAGGAATCCTGATGCTACAGATAGTAGTCATATCAGCGTTGTACGCTGTCAGAGTATTGTCATCATGTAATTCAAGCATTGCATAATTAGACAGTTGGCTGTTCTTTGCCGTGTCACCATTATGGTACTTTCCTTTCATTTGAATGTCCTCTAGGACATTACACATTGCTTTGGTGTTCATTTTTATTTTCATATTTATTCCTCATTCAAAGTTCACCTGCTTTAATCTCAGGGAAACCGTTCCAATCTACCTTGCCATCTTCGATAGTCAAGACCTTCAATCTCTTACCAATCATCTCAGGCTTCCTAGCACTTGCCTCTACCATAGCAGTGAAGGTTGCACCATTCTTCCTGATGTCTCTAGATGTTCTAACAGTCGAAGTGAAGATGTCCTCTGTGCTTGAATGCCAGTTAGCCTCTACACCTATTGGGTTAGGATTACCTGCATACTTGTCTTTGGAATGCGCTATCACAATTCTATGACAAGGCATCTCTAGAATTTGCTTGTGCAGGAAGTTCTTGTAAGGAGTGTTTCTATCTCCCCAAACGTAAGGTGCTGCTTTCATTACTGTATCAGCATCAAGTCCATGCTTGTTTCTCATGTATGTCTCACAGACATCCGTTAGAAGTTTATCAGCACCGTCAACTATGACAGCCTTCAATTTTCCTTCTTCAAGATACTCTAGTGCCATCTGATAGAAAGCCCTAGCATTGTTCATCGTTTCATCGAAGTCTACTAGACTTCCATCTTCTCTGACAATAGGATTGTACACTACAAGGTTCTCTACNTTACCATAGTGGTTTCTCTTTACGTCTATNGCTCTGTTATCAAAGTCAAACACTAGAACTTTCATNTCGTTCTTGATGTCTTCTTCTGTGAGTAAGTCCAATGCTATTGCGGATTTGGCAGACTTGGGTTCTCCCCAAATGCCAAGACATAGGAAAGACTTGTTGTTCTCCTGTGTCTCCTTAATCCGCTTGAGCATGGCCTCCTTTCGGAGAGCATACTTGCCCTTCTCAGATTCTTTCGTCTTTACTGCTTTTGTTTTATCGTTGTTTGTCCAACTCATATCTATCACCATTCTTATAATTATCAGGGTTGAATGTAATCCCTTTCCATTTCATTAGTATTTCATTTACGTCATCAAGTCTTAGTTTCAGTCTTACTTCCTTAGATTCAAAGTGAAACTTCATCCAATAGTGACTTGTCTCAGGATTGTACTTCCAAGTTAGGAAGTCTACGTTATCCATAGGAAAAGCGAAACTCCTCCCATGAATAACGAGACCCCCGTTGGAATCAGTAATCATACTGTATTCCATTATGAACACCTCAGTCAAAGAACCAGTCTTCGTTCTCTTCGACTACGGCTATCTGCTCAGGACTTCCTCCCCTGTTGTCCAAGACGTATATCCCTGAAACGTTGATGCTTGTAGGGTTATCAGCAGATTGTGATGTTCTGCCTACTACTATTATCGTAGAGCCTATACCGAAGTCAATCTGTATGTTCTCAGGAATCCAGCAGGTTGTACCACTGAACCCATCTCCGTCCCAATCAATCTCGGTGTTGAAATCATCAAGATTGACGATTCTGTTACCATTTGCAGTTGGGTTCATGTTGATGCTTGTCACACTGCCATCAGTAATTACGAACCTATCAGAGTAAGGCTTCGACATTGCATTCGAGTGATACCTGTCAATCTCAACCAAGTGACATGTATTATTGCCACAATACTCTGCTAGTGTGTCTTCTATCTTTATCTGAGATACATCTCTGTATGACTCAGAATCAGTTGGTAGGTCACTGTTGTAAACCAACGAGGTTAGCGTAGTGTCTGTTCCACCACTTATTGCACCTGCTCTGAACGAGTTTGGTATGCAACTGAAGTGAACAAACTCAAACGTCTTTGGCTCAAACATGACACAGGACTCTCCTTTGTAGGAGAAGTCCCACTTGCCCATCTGTCCATCTACTTCACCAATGAACACACCACTTCTTCGGTATTCCTCCTTTGGTAGTGGCTTGCCATAGTTCTTGTTCCAGTCACCTTCTCTTGTATCTAGTGGAACGATATACTTCCCACTATCAACCTCTACGTTGTTCTCAGGTAGTTTGCTCATGTGCTTGACTACCTCTTCACCACTTCTCATCATTCTCGCTTCGTATCCATCACCATCTTCCATGAAAATAGCAACTCTTCCCAAATTGTATGTCATGTCACTGTCACGAATATACTCGTTTGTCATTCTGTCACGGTTCATTGCACCCATGTCTCTTGCTTCATTCATTGAGATGAAGAAACCAAATGCAGACTTGAATAGACCACCATCATTGCTGGTCTGTTGTTGTGAGCCTTGTCGCTTCATAGCGGCTCGGCTGTTAACATAGAATGCCTTCCAAAGACCCCTTGCTAGTTGGGGTTCTTCTTCAACATTGACGCTGTTCTTGGAACATATCTCCTCGAACTTCGCCATAGCATCCTCTAGGCTCATGCCTAGTATTTCTGCGGCTTTTTCAATATCATTTCTTATTTCATCATTCATTTTCATTTTCCTCCTTTGTTTTCATTCTTTTTCTTTCATGTCTTATTTCCACTANTCCTTCTGTCAGCATGACTATGCCACACAATATCCAAAAGAAATTGGAATCTACGCTGATGTAACCTAGCGTATTTAGTACAGGTAGCACAATCAGCAATGCGCCACCTAACGCTATTATCTCATACCGGAGTAGTAGATGTTTGATATCTTCAATATCCACTACACCGTCTTTGTTCAAATCCATTTTCATATTCATACCTCATTCTAAAATCTCCTTCTTGGGGAATCTAACCATTTGATTAATTGTCTCAAAAATACCAACCCCAATAGTAGTTCAACCATCAAATCATCTGACCTATCATCCATGAAGCAAGCAACTTTGGAGTCATACTATTGCTCCTCCACTCTGCCTCTCCGACAACCCTTAGCATTTTGAACTTCTTGGTTGCTGGCATATCCGTCTTAATGATAACATCATGCAAGTTAATGCATATAGTCTTCATGTCAACCGATTCATATAACAAGTCATGCACCTTACCTAAAGAATTTTCATAGTTATTTTCATCAATCATTTGCAATATTTCAGTATAAGGTTCCTGATTCTTGTTTATTTGGTTTAAGATGGAGGACTTACTAAAGATTACAGCCTGAAGTTCGGTAAGCCCCCGCCTCATATCTCCGTGTAGGGACTCTATGAAGATTTCTAAGTCCTCATCGGAAATATGCGAAATCTCTTCTCTTTCCAGTATATCTGAGAGCAATTTATGCATCGTTCTCGTCTGCAATCTCTCAAACCTGTAATTAGCACATCTCGATTGTAAGGGATGTATTATCTTGAATCTGTCATTGCAGGTTATGATAAACCTACAGTTATCAGAATATCTCTCCATTATTCTCTTGAGGGCATTCTGAGCATCCTTCGTCATACCATCCATCTCATCAAGAAGTATAATCTTGAAAGGAGCATCACCTATCTTTCTAGTGGAGGCAATCTCCTTGATTTGATTCCTGACTGTTTCTAGTCTTCTATCGTCTGATGCATTGATTTCAAAGAAGTTGTTATCCACATCCCCCTTGAGAATATCATTCGCCAATGCAATACCAGCAGCAGTTTTACCCACACCTGCTATTCCATACAGCAGAACATTAGGCATATTGCCTTGCTCTACCCAACTCTCTGCATCGATAGTGAAGTTGTATTGACCTACAACATCACCTAATTTCTTTGGTCTATATTTTTCTGTCCATAGCATTTTCATTCCTCATTTTTAATCCAGCCACTTTGACAGTGTGGCAACTGGTTGAACCGGGGTTCGCTTTGTTCGTCTCTTCTTCTCACCCAATTTCAAAACTCTAAGTTCTGCGTTACCTAAGTTGTTTCTACAGTAGTCCTTAAAATCGTCGTTTTTTAGTAAGTCTTTGAAAAGATATCTTTGAGAAGGGCGCATTTTTAACTTCCGTAAAATTTTCGGTATTATAGAATACGCCTTTCTTTGTGGTGGTGTCATCTTTCGATGCATCCTACCATCATGAGCATAGGCCAACATTTCGTAAAAGTATGACTTATCCCATTTCCTCTTGACCTTCGCATCCAAAAACATCAACTTGTTAGGATGGATGTTTGGTGCTAACCAAGATATGAATTGCACATCAGCAGGTTCACTTACCTTCAACTGATTCATTATTTTCTCTCTATCAGGGTTTCTAAGATAGTCTCCAACCATTGTAAAGATNTCAACATCATAATTGTATGGCTCATCAGAACGTGGTGCTATCTCCTTTATCTCATCGAAGAGGGACTTCTTAGTTGCTCTATTCAACTTACACATATTGTATAGTTTCTTAGGAACGTCCTTTTGATTGATAGAGGTCAGTACCACTTGGCCCTTATACTCAAGCATGGTCTTCCTGATTGCCTCTACGTTTGGTTTGTAATTACATTCTCTGATGATGATACCCCTATCAGGAGGTATGGAGAAATTATCCTCGATGTCATATTCATTAGCATAAACAATAATCGGATTATCAGATACGAGTTTCCTCGCTTTTTCCATTTTGTCTGTTCCGTCTTTGCCAACTATTATTATCGTTCTATTCTGATTCTTCATATTCAATAGGCTCATTGATAACCCTCACTTCCATTATCTCTTCGTAGGCTTTTCCACAAGCCCCACAATCAACTAAAATGACATACCACTTTAGTTCGTTTTCTTCTTTTACACCCGCCTCATAAGCGAATGATTTGTTGCCACATTCTCTGCATCCTTCCGTTACTCTCTTCAGAGTATGATATGTGATTATATCATCATCAGTAACGTGTGGCTTACTAGGATTAGGTGTCAGTAGTTTTAGTCTACAGACACTGCATGTGCTACTATCAGTCTCTCTAAGATTACACTTAGAACATAGCATCAGAGAACACCCTTCATCTTCAGTATCTCATCCAATCCCTTTGATGTCAGATGCTCTTTGCTCATTATCATGAATGTTGTTTTTGCGAGTATGTCCCAATCCGCATTAGATGGTAAATCCAGTGGTAGTAGATTGATTAACTTCATTACCTCTGAAAGTGAACTGACTATCAGTATGGGTTTCTTTCTCGCTGAGTGTTCCTCATCACGATACTTACTTTCAATTTCGTGCTGTAATAGGCTTCTCTGTACTGCCTTCAGGAATTCTTCAGTTCCCCTCAGACAAACTCGTACCCTTACCCTGTACCCTATCTGAGTGCCATTTCTGACAACGCTAACTTCCGGATTCCCATGTGAGAGAAATACTCCCTGTAGGAAGTCTCTGCTGTACATGTGCGTCCGAGGGTAAAGATGTCATTATATGTTACTACAGTATTCACGAATATCATCGATTGTGTTGCAGTCTGCTGGATATTTGTCATCCCTTATTCTCACGATTCTAGGAAACCTAAGACCATATGTTCCATCTTGATTCCTAGTGACTGCATCGCAGGTTATCTCTAATACCGTTCTTGGTAATACATGGTATGTGCCATCTGAGTATGAATCTACATTCCTCTTCAGGGAAACAGATAACCTGTCCATTTCTGTTTCTGTGATTCCTGTCCCAACACTTCCGACCTCCACGAATCCATTATCGCCTATGACTGATACACCATAGGTTGCGATGAACCCCGCTCTTTTGCCACTACCATGTTTGCCTGATGTAATCACAACATCTAACTCGATTCTAGGTGGTTTGTACTTGAGAAGGGAACTTGTTCTCTTTGACTCGTAAACAGCATCTAGGTCTTTTATCATTATACCTTCAAACCCACCGTTGATAGCAACGTTATACGCTGCCTCTATATTGTTATGGGTAAACATCATTGCTTGATATTCTTCAGGCACGAACTTCTTCATTATCTCTAAGCGAATGTCATATATTTCATTCAACTGAGAGTTACCTAAGTAAGACATACAATCGAATACTACAAGTCTAACAGGACATTCAGATATTGCTTTCTGTTTATCCTTTGAGTGAACCCTAGTTCCTAGTTTNTGATGAGCCTCCGGATTACCATGTTCATCNATAGGATATATCTCACAATCAATCACGAATTTCTCTGTCTCAAACTTGCTAACTATAGAAACAATATCAGGATACTGGTCTGTGACAATCTTTCCCTTTCGATTGAATATAATTACGTCATTGAATTTGTGTATTTGATATCTGTTACCATCATACTTGGTATCTATGATGTATCTATCAGGTAACTTACTCTTGTACGGTTTAGCCAACATCGGTTTGATGTACGAACCATGAACATGTGCTGGTGGTTCCTTTCCATTATCTAAGTACATAATCATAGAACTCAATGAATTGGACTTTGAATATACAGACACATCAGTATCATACAAAGCAGACATTGCTTTCTCAACTGTGCTGGTGTTGACCCCATTCCTTGGGGTTCTCAGCCAATATCGTATGAACCATTTCACCTCTAAGGTAGACATGCCCATTATGGCACTCTCAATGTTCTCAAATGCTAGTGAGTTTATCTTAGAGCAATCCAGTTCCAGTAAATCCAACAAGCCCTGTAGTGTAATAGTAGAATCAGTTCTCTTTGAATTCAGGAACTCAAGCATACCCTCTCCTAAGTCTAGCCATTTCTCTGCTTCCTCAACTATCTCATCCTCAAAAACATTGAACATTGATGCCAACCATTTGATTGCCTTCTTCTCACCAATGTTATTGTTGTCATACTCCAATGATAGTATTCTAACCATCGTTGTTCTATCTGCTGTAGATAGACTAGACAATGTAGAAGATAGTATCTGTTTCTTTCTTGTTGGTGTGACGTTCTCTATTGACTCACACATCCGACTGAATGTTATCATGCTCATTTCTATTCCTCAATATCTTATCTAGTGCCTTATGCACATCTTCCATNTCTTTCATATTCATTCTAACGCCCTTCTTAGTGGGCTGACTACTTACATGCCATCTAATATCTACAATGTCTATATTGTAGAAGTTTCCTGTTCTTATTATCAACTCATTTGTTGCATCTCTTGCTATTCTTAGTATTATTTTTTCATCCTTCAAGCCAACCACCCTTAAATTGTTGTAGATTCTTCCACGATTTGAAGTATCGAGGAGACTCTTGTGCGTCTATCCTATGTGCTACCCATACTACACCACCAAGACTGCTAATCTTGACTAACTCGTATGTTCTTCCTTCAACATCAAACATATCCTCAGTCTCTATGTCAGGAACCAACCCAAACTTCTGAGACAGTTCGTTAGCAATCTCATCCATATGTTCAGCGATATACTGAACAATCAGATGACGTTGTATTGGCACTTTGGCATCGACTGTAACTTTGATTTTACCTTCCATCTCACAGACCCTACACTTGTTACCCTCACAAATTGGACAAGGTATCTCCGCAGGAAGCGGGGCAGGAAAGCGAATAGTTACTGCTTTCTTCATTGTCTGCCATCCCACACTCTGTAAACTACTTCGTACTCAACTGTGACATCGAATGGGAAGGCTGCAAAGTGCAGGGTAGCATTGCCGAACTCAGGAGCAAAGCCACTAGACCAATACTTGTCGCCTTGAACTAAGTAGCCTTGCATGTTGACCCAACTGTAATTACTGAATATAACTGAGTTATTAACGACCTCGAAAGATAGATGAGTTATATTGTAAAGGAACGATTGAACCTCAATCGCACCGTATGTTGTATTAACATCTACCCAAATAGTAGGTGCATGAATTATGGTTTCATTGCTACTGTTATCCATAACAAGAGTGAACTCTCCTGTCATAGAAATCCAGTCTGCTTGTGTTGTTTGTCCTTCAAACTCTTCTTCAGGTGGGTCAGGCAATGCTTCAGTGCAACCAGCAACTAGAACAGCAGTTAGCAACATAGCAAGTGTTTTCTTCATAGTATGTGACATGTCTATCGTGTCTCGCAGTGATGGCTAGGATATATATCTTACACCAAAATCATTCAAAGATGAATCCAAATTCCTCTAGTGTCGTCTGTCTGCTATTCTCTAGTGTCAATATTTCTCTCATAATCTATCACCTCTTTATTCTTGTTGTACTTCTTCATGTACTGCTTCTTGAGGAACGCAATCCTCTCATCATCGTGTTTTCTATCTCTCGGTTGAGTAGTAAGTAGTTTAATGATTTCATCCAACTTTCTTTCCACTGCTCTTTCATGTCTATTATATCTCTTCATATTCCCAAATCCTTGTGTGCTATCATGCTACTAGCGACTACACTTAGCGCAAACTCTCTAGTATATCCCATCTTTTCATTTGCTTTATCACATGCTTCTTGGCATTCTTTCTCTGTTGTTCCCCAATAGTAAGGTAGTGAACCGGGTTCACCCCCATTTCTACATGGGATATGTCCGGCCACACCTTCGTAAACCATACTTGGAATGTAGTGCTTGACACCATCAATAACATCGTAGTCGCCTCCTACCCAATATACAAATTTGTTACTCATTCCTTCACCACCGACTTAGGGAAGAACACATCTTCCCAAACTGTCATTTCTGCTTCTGTCATCTTGGTTGTAAAGATAGTACCACTTCGTAGATGTACCTCTACTTCNTATGTGTTCTTCTTCAGCATACCCTCTTGAATCTCAACGACAGAATAGGCAGATACCTCTGCCATATTCAGTGTNGTTTCTCCTGCGGTTGTATTTAGTTTGTAGAATTTATCTTTCATTCTTCTTCCTCTCCATCTTCTATGTTTTCTAGAACCCAATCTATTTGCCACATCACGCTCTCCATACACTCAATCCATAAATCAACATCATAATCCCAACCGCCCTGTCTTTTTCTCCGATACTCTGTATCTAAGCCATTTTGCATTCGTTTTCTTAGTTCCTTCATCTGTTTGTTCATTCTTCTTCACCATCCAATACATCTTTAGCGACCTTTGCCCACTCAGGCTCTTCAATAGTTTGCTGTTGGTAGATACCGTACTGAACCNTCTTTGCCATACCTGTCTNACATTCATAAGCGATAAACTNGTCGCTACCTAGAACAGTTGCACTCTTCAGAACTCTCTTCCATGTGTTGATTGTCTTCCAATCAGTACCACTGAAGAAAGCCTGACCGAATGGATGTGTGTGTATCCAACACTTCAATGGTAACTTCATACCACTGAGTTGCTCCTCTTGGTCCTTGAAACTAACAAATCCGAATGTACCAACACTAACGAATAGTTGGTCTTCTGCATCTACAATGACTTGTACCTCTCTAGGAGAGTCAAATGCATTCAGAGACTTGTTCCATATTATAGTATAGAACAATTCTGTATCAGGGTCAGGGAAAGGATATTTGAAATCTATCTCATTGAACACCGTCTTGATGTCCTCAATCCAATTCTCATCCTTTATCTCTAATCCTTGTATTCCATTATTATCATATTCTGTTTCATCTGTTTTCATTTTAATTCCTCCATTGCCTGTTTCAATCTAGTTGGCAAAACTATTGTCATATTGCATTCACTGCAACATGTGCCGTCATTGATAGGTTGAGCATTATGCCCACCTGACCAATATGGTTTTCCATCCTCTTTGTANTGTATATCGATATTCTTACCACATATACTNCATGTCTTCATTTCTATTTCCATTCATACTCCTCCTAAGTTTTCTATTATTACATCCATTGAGTTCTCAAACTCATGGAATGCTCTGTGACCTGCAATGAATCCACCTGCATGTCTCTTCGTTCCCAAGAACTCCTCGCCACAAGCAGGACAGCAAACCTTGACTATCTCTGCTTGGATGTAATATCCATCTGTGGCAATTATGTTCTGTATGTGTCCTATGTCTTCCTCTGTCAAATCCTCTACGGGGCTGTTATCTTCTGTCATGCTTTCACCTTCATATATTGTCGAAGTGATTTGATTGGTCTTGGTGGGGCCAATCGAGGTTCTTCAACAGTAACCCCTTGTTTTTTCTTCAACTTCTCTGCTAGTTCATCGTTCTCTTTTACACTAACACCATGTTTTTTGATGTAAGGTAGCAACGTGTTTCTTCTGTACTCTTCCTTCCACATTACCTGTATGCAGTCGTGGCACAGTCTACCATTCCTCGCTTGTTCCTCGGATGGTTCTCTGTACTCAGCACCACAGAGGGTCTTGTCTAATATTTGAAAATGGATAATCATTCCTCCTCACCCATTTTATCCCTTAGTTGTTCTATTTCCTTGACTAACCATCTAACAGTAGCAGGGTCAACGCTTCTTCTGTTTACTATCTGTAGGGCTTTCTCTAGTCCTCTTAGTTTTCCTGTCAGGTAGTGTTTGTAATCAGGAGTCATTCTTCTTTCTCCTTGTATGCTGGATGCTTCTTTGGCAACCTGTGCAGTCTCTTCTCTATCTTATTGTTAATCATAGATGCAACTTCATTGACACCATCCTCCCAACGCTTTTCCAGTTGAGAGTAATACTTGTCGCCTTTGTGTTGAAGCACCATCTTCTCCTCTAAGTCAGACAAGTCAATCTTATCCATGAGGTGTTTGAATACCTCATATTCAACATGTACCTTTGAACTCGCTCTCATACTATCCACTCACCATTTCCAATACACCAACCGTGTCATTCGACTCTGCTATCCACACATATTGGATTTCATCTTCTTTTCTTTTTCCCATTTCCCTTAGAGAGTAATAGATTTTCTTGTCTGTATAATGCTCATCAAGAAAACTATCTATCTCTTCAGGATATCCATATAATTTTATTATCATAGGTTCACCATCTTCATATCTATCACATCTTCATTGTCATTGAACCATCTCTGAATCCACTGGACACCCATGCTTGCAATCACCATGTTCATGCAGTTGATGTCCTTCGCACTTCCATCCCAATCCTGTGCTTGGCAAGAGAAGGAACCCTCTTCACCAATCAACAATGTGTCCATCATCTTGGGGTCAGTCTTGTATGAAATCAACGCTGCGTTTCTACCTGTTGAACGCAAATCTAGCCACTTCAACTTAGCATCTGACCCGAACCCCTGCCGATACAACAAACGCCTCACAGCGAGGTTGTCTGCACAACATACCACCAAGTCATATCCGTGTAACTGCTTGTCAAGTAGAACATTGAATGGTTGGGCATTGATACCTGAGATACACTCAACTTTCTTCTCACCAATATCCGACTCATCATATGCTTGATATCCAAGATTCTTGGTATCAACAGTGTCAGCGTCGTATACAGTAATATCATACAGATGAGTACCGGGTTTGTTTGTTCTTTGTGCCTGATTCATTCTCTTCAGGAACTGAGCCAAATAACTTCCAATGCCACCTGCTCCTATTATCATTATCTTCCTCATTCTAATCTCTCCTTCCTGCATGTGGTAGGTCTTGTGGTTTTATCTCCCAAACCTTCCATCCCATTGATTCAAGTTCTACTTGTGAGAATGTTCCCCACTCGTCATGTAATCCCTGTACGAAGCCAAACCATAGTGGTGCGCCACCATAGTCCTTCCTTTCCATCTCAGTAGCGAACCAATACCATCCGCTAAAGGACTCCCATCCTTTGATTACTTTCTTGTCTCCAATATACAATCCGTCTTCTCTTGTGTTTAATTCATTCATACTCATTTTCATTTTCATTACCTTCTAATATTTTCATCTGTGCTTGTAATTGATAACTATCAATTATCTCATGTGTTATTCCATCCATTGTTGCACCGACAACGGATATCGCATCCTCAAGAACNGTCCTACGAACAACGTCCTGTATTCTAGGTAGGCTCTCATACAATTCAATAAATGCAGAAAAGTGGTACTGCATTTGTTTTAGTCTTTTTACTATTTCATCTCCATCATTCATACTTATACGCTCCACTCAAAAACTCCTCAACACTCATCGATAGCATTCTTTCTTTGTTCAATCCAATGTAAGATAGCATCTCAGGAACCGATGTTCTTATTCCCATTTCAGAACCGTTCAACGCTGCCTCTATTATCTTCTTCTGTGAATGTGGCTCATCCATCATCCTAGCAACAAGCCAAAGTGTGGAGTTCTGCATGTTTGGTGTGTATCGAATAGTTGAGTCACTGAGAACTTTGTATATCCTCTCGGCAACTAATATCGCACTCTGTCTGTATTCAGGGGTAACTCCATCCATTCTTTCTAATGTATCTGTCAATGTTCTGACAGGATTTTGGTCTGCGAAGACATATGACTTGTTGAAATGTCTTGCTATCCTCTTTGCATACTTAGCGATTGCTGAGAACTCTATCTTAGTCAGTTCCGAGTGCTTTCGCAATGTAACACCATAACCTGCGTCCTTTAACATGAAGTAAGAGAGACCACCTGCTATTTTCTCAACAGGTATTCCTCTAGTCACTCTATCTGATACAAGAGAACGATACAATCTAGGAACTTGGTCACGAATAGTTCGAGTCACATTGTAGTAAGACAGGTACATTCTAGTGTGAAGAATTGTTCTTTTTTCTGCCTCTGTCACTGGTCTTGCTCTGATGTGCTGTCTCTTCAGAGCAAAGCCATTCCTTGTGTTTGTCTCCATGATATAGGAACCAAGTCCCTTCGTGCTATCATTATCCCTCGTTGGAATATACTTGTCCTTAGAACTAATGTAAGACACTGTTTCCTCAAAGGGTCTGACCACTTGAACTAGCCCACAGTCATCACAGACGGTTTCACCCAACACCTCATCGAAAGTAGATGAAGTACAATTGCACTCAATACAGATACTCATGCTAAAAGTCCCTCCAATATACTCTGTGATAATCTGTAATTCGTCTTGTCCACTCTGCGTAGAGTGTGAATCATCTCCTTGGCCTTCTCGTCATTCCTTAGAATCATTGCCCTTGTTGCAATTTGGTCTCCAATGCTTGAGTTATCGTGTAAGTTGTCTATACAGAAGGGACCATCTCTAGATGATTCCCCTCTCAGGAAGACAGCACTTGTTCTTTGGTACTGACTAGAACTGTCATTCGCATAAACTATCCAGTCACCAAGTTTTCCTCTCACAAGAAGAGAGAAATCGTACATTTTACCGGGCATTACACTTTGTTTCAACCAAGAAAGTGTCTTTTCTCCATTCAATAAGAAAACGTCATCATATTTTCTTGACATGTCAATCAGAAGTGACTTGGCTCTAGTCTCAACCATATCACCCGTCCTGTTCTGCTTTAGCCATGCTATCATGAGTGATAGTTGTGAATCACTAGGCTCACTATTCATCACTGCCATCCAAAGTTTTCTAGGACTCAAGTTTGACCATTTCTTTGAACGTGCGCTGTTATTCCTGTAGGAGTTAATCAGTATGTTTGCATCCTTTACTTTCAGGCTACCCCAAATGCCATCCGATATCTCTAACGCAACCTCCTTCGCATCAACCTGCTGCATGTTTATCCTACATTCAACCTTGCGAGGAATACCATCACTGTCTCTTTCATAGAAATAGAATGGAACTCTGTTCTCAAGAGCATAGATTATGTTCTGTGGATACATGACATTGGTGGTAATGTACTTATTCAATGCTCTAGCACTACGATTAGTAGTGCCAAACATGACTATCTTGGCTAGTGCCGAAGCAACGTCGTCCTTGTTCTTCTTGACTCCGTTCAGATAGAAAGTTCCATTGTCTCTAATCAAAGTCAATAGGACATCCTCTTTATCGTATCTCCAACCAAAGGTAGAGTACCAGTCCCTATCGTTTTCGGAGTATCCACGCCTAGAGTCTAGAAAGCACTCAGATATCTTCTTCTTAATATTCTCAAGTAGTGGGTCCAATCCCTTTCTTCTTCTATTACCTATACCTGCTCTACTCACAGTGGCTATGCTCTCACCAAATGTGTTTAGCCTAGTGCGAAACATAACCTGATTATATCTTCTAGTGGTTTTGTAGAGAAACGACGAGTGTAGGGTCGTTCCGCTATCATCAGGTGTTGGTATTGCAAATTTTATTTTCATTTAAATCACCATATTCATCTTTATTGTTTTCAAAGTACATTTTTTGGCTGTACAAATCCATTATCTTCTTCTTTGTATTGATATCAGTATATCCCATTCTACCGTAGTATTCCAAACGGTTCACGACATACTTTGCTCTGACTCTACCCATTTCTAAGGCACGAAACACCTCAGTTAATCGGTCTTTAGCACCAACATTGTTGATACTATCTATTGCATCGTCTCTAATGTAGAGTAATTGTTTCTTGGTAATCATATTTCACAGACCCCACCTGCACAAGCAAGTTCGCCCTGTAAGTTGGTGTTGTCCATAGTCTCGACAATCTCAGTCAAGTCTATCTCCTTGAGTTCCTTGAACATCAAGTCGAAAGTCTTCTTGTCCGTTGCCTCAAATGGTGCTTGCTTGTAGATACCACCATCGTAAGGCAATACGGATAGACCATTGTAGAAGTCTCTGTTCTTCCACATCCAGTTCCTTACATCTTCCCATTCATCCTCACGGATGTTGACTGTCGCAGAAACATTGTGAGTGTTGACACCTCTGTTATGTCCACTCATTACCCAATCAACTGAGAAACGCTTGACTCTCTCAAGCATCTCTAATGCTGACTCATCTCTAGTTATCACATCACCTTTAGGTGTCTTCTGTGGTATTGAGATGATACCTTGATTGGGATTGAAGTAATCATCCTCGACCAAGTTAGGAAACTTAGTCACAAGATAATCATAGATTGGCTCTGTCTTCAGAACTCTGATTCTCCTGATGTAATACTTGTCAAACCAAGCATGTATCCCTGAAGAAGAACCTAGCACTAGGCTAGTTGTTCCAGCAGGTTTCACACAGGTTATCCTCGCTGATTTGTTAATACCAAGAAGACCTGCTATCCTCTCATTTGTTTTCCTAGCGTGGTTCGCTGCCTTCTCCAAGTCTAGATTAAGAACCCTGTTACTTGCAATACCGGTCATTGATACACCAAGTAGTGCATCCTTCTCTGAGGTCTTCTTCCAAACTTCCCTTAGATAGTGGAAGTCAGTGTATGACGCTTGCAATGTTCCTAGTATGGTTGCAACTTCTACTCTCTCATGCAAATCCATTTGGTCCTTGACATCAGAGGCATTAACCTCAGTCAAGTTGCAGAACTGATATGGTCGAAGTGCTATCTCACAACAAGGGTTAGTTCCCCAATCCTTGTCATTCGTGAAGTAGAATCCGGGTTCTCCCGTCCCTGACTCCTGAACTCTCTTCCATAGATTGTTGAAGAAGTCCTTCTTGATTCTATGTCGTAGTAATACGACTGAGTTATTTGCTCTTGCTCTCTGTGGGTTCTTCTCCCAAAAGTGACCTGACTTTGCAGTAATCATATCATCGTCATCAGCACTGAACAAACTGATTAGTGCTGCTCTACGAATACCACCTGCTAATACTGCATCTGCAATATGACAAACAATGTCATGTGCTTCAAGAGTAGTTAGATAGTCACCATTGTTCTTGTTAGATAGAATACCTTCTACCTTCACTAAACATTCTCTAAGTGGTTGAGGGCCGGGTGCTTTACCACCACTAGTCTTCAACAAACTTCCCTTTGGTCTGATATCTGAGTAATCGAACCTAACAGTCGTTGACCTCTTACCTATGTAAGACTCAAACAACACCTTNACTGCGTCTGCCCATCCTTCGATAGAATCCGCAATGAGATGCCTGTAAGTTCTGTTAGGGTTAGGCAGTCTTATCTCAGGTAGTTTCTCCACATGATGTCTCTGTACTGAATAACCTACTCCTGTCCCTCCAAGAAGCAAGAACATTGCCTCTGAGAAAGATAGGTATGAATCGATAGGCATGTAAGCGCAGTTGTAGACTCTGTTAGGTGAGAGTTCAACAGGCTTACCTGCAAACTGCATTGACCTCATTGAAGGCAATACTTTCTTTGGATACACAAACTCTGTGTAGACTCTCTGTATCTCGTTGATTAGTTGTTTCTTATTTTCTTCTTCTATGTCCAAACCATTCACATGATTGATATGCATGTCTCTGTTACGCATGGTAATCTCTGTCCAAGATTCCCTTCGCTGTTTCTCTGCATCATACTTTGCATACTTCATATGTACAGTTATATCTGACATTATCTCTTGTTGTAATTCCATATATCTCATCTCCTTAATGATTAGCATGGGCTTCGCACCCATACGGCAGTCAATCTAACTACTGCTAAGACTTTGGTTACGTCTAACACCCACCGACTACGGCAGGTATTAGTTCTACTTCATTCACAGTGTCCCAACTGACACCAGCGATATCTTGTCTAATGACCATCTCACCATCAACAAACACCCAATGTGTAGGGTGGTCATTGATTTGCTCAATGGCTTGTTCGCTGTTCACTATCAGTTCTGTGTGTCCTGTTTCATTTTGTATTATCATTTTCATGCTTTTTCCTCCATTTGTCTCATTGTTTTTTCGTCATTTCTTGAATCCTTCCGGTCAAGATATTGATGGTCTGCTCGTAGTGCGCACAAAGCGCAGCATACTCGTTTGCCTTCGCTACAACTGCTTGTAGATTTACCTGTAACTGAGCAACACCTTGCTCAAGTTCGGTAATACGGGCATCCTTCGCATCAACTTTCTTGTCTTCGGTCTTCTTCGTTTCTTTCTTCTTTGTCATATTTTTTCCTCCTTCAATTTATCTATCAACTTAGATACTTCTCCTCTTGTTAGAGATTCAGTTTCACCATCGTAACCCAAAGCCCGCAGGTAATTCACCTGACGTTCAGTTGGCTTATCATTGTAGCGATTGATGATATTCATTAGAGACTCTAATTGTCTCTCTGTTAGTTCATTTTTACCCCTAACTCTGATTTCCATATCAAACAAAAAGCGTTTTTCCCAATCGTTGGTAGCCATGTCGCTAGAGAAAACGGGGATGTCGAAATAATCGCAACCATCCCTGAGTTCCGCTAACTTCTGCTCTTGAAGTATAGCATCCCTGATTTTCTTTTGCTCCTTGTATCGCAAGGCACTTTGAACTCTCTTCTCTATCTCCTCATCCTCTGCTAGAACGCTCTCTCTATGGACATCTATCATAGCGTTGAACATAATCATATCCGCTAATAACTTATCATTAGGATAGCCCTTGGTGTTAATCTGAGCCTTTGGATTATCAGGATGATTCCATCGCCAAACGATAGAACTCATCTTGTAGTCAGGCATACCAAATGTCCCTTTGCCCTTCTTACGAATCTTGGTCTCAGGAACAGACACACCCAACTTCTTGTCGAAGATGTGCTTGCCTGTGAAGTGGACATTCACCCTCAAGTCAAGTTCCTTAATGTCATTGAACTGTGCTGTGAACCAATCACCATTCTCATTCCACCATGCAGTTCTCATCATAGAACTAACCTTGGTCTTAATCCATTCCTCAATCATCTCTTCTGTGATTGCACTCTCATCGATGCCCATCTCATCCTTGATAGCACGAAGAACCATGTAGGAATTTATGTGGTCTGAACCAACACAATCCCTGTGTCCTGTCTCCGTGTTCTCTATCTCAAAGTGATAGACAATAGAATGAGAGCAAAGGCACTTGTCAGGATGTTCTGAAGCCCATGCAGGTCTTGGAGTTCCAATACCCGACCACCAAACTTCTCCCGTTGCTTTCCACTCATACTTTGCATCATCATAGTTATCAGCGACTGAAAGTGCGACCATCTCCCTCTTCAGGATTTTATCCCACCTTCCTTCGCCAAGAGTTCTCTTAGCATTCTTCATTACATATTCTATATCATCATTCATATTCTTATTCACCTACATACGTTTTCTTACTACAAGCCTTGCAGAAGATTCCCTTACCAGTGAAAGACTTCCACAAGACTCCCATCTTGTTACAGTTAGCGCATCGGCCAACTTCTTTACTCATGTTCTTCACTCTGTTCAATGTCCATCATCTCATCTCTTCTTACTTCCAAGAGATGACCATACAGAAGTTCGTTTATTTTCTCAAACAAAGCCTCTGCACATCCGCCAATCGTCTTGCGATGCAAGGACATCCATATCTTGTGTTGGCTGTTCATCACGACCTTCACACTATCATCATCATTCATTGTTATCATTATTGGTGGTAACTGAATGTCATTCACCAATCTAAATTCTACTTGTTCTTTATTCATTTTCTATACCTCCCCTTAAATTCATTTTTTGGTATTAAACCAAATAATACTTTCATCAATAGTAAGATAGGGTTAATCTTACCAAGTCTGCGTTGTCTTCTTTCTTTTTTATATTGTTTTATTTCATTTCTAAGGATGTCATTCCATCTAATGTCACATAACTCATCTACTACATCATCAAACTCTTTTGCAACTATTCTTTTTGTTATAGAATAGTTATTCTTTGCTAAATGTCTAACAAAGCAAAGTTCGACACTTTTCATAAATGTGTCTTTATTCGTTGATGAATGAATCCACCATTCGTTCCTCTTCATATTCATAATTATCACCATCATTCCAATTCTTAAATCTCCCGATAATCTTATCGAGATTCTTTCTAGTCGTTGTTGTCATAAACTTGTTTCCGCCTTTCAGGAAAACAACTAGGCTAAACACATTGCTTGAATCAGCATATCCTTGCTTCTCCCACATCTTCATCAGTGGGTCATCATCCGATAGCCTCTTCCAAGAGATGGCTTGAATCTCAGGCACTGCCAAGATACCATTCTGAAACCTGATGTGTCCCTTCATAATGTAATCCTCTTCTGCTACTGGAATACCATGTCTGTCCAAGAAGGAAAAGTAGTCTTCCTCCATAGAACAGAGACAGGGTTCCGGCTCCTTCTCACCGTCGGCGGTAAAATAAACTGCCGTTCCGGTCCCGTTGCAAACTCTACACTTCATAGACCCATCTCCTTCATCACATCACCTAACCTACTTGCTATCGATTCATTGAANTCATCGACCTCAAAGGACTTCTTCAGGTAGTGGTCCTTCGGCCACCAATCAGGCTCTTGCGTCTTCCAAGAAGCGAGCCTCCATTTGCCCTCCATGTAGTAGTGCCTGTAAGAACGAATAGCAAAATCAAACGCATCCTCTGATGGCATTCTCTCTACTCTATACCTATCTGACATGGCGATACCAAAAGGTGTCAAACCAGTTCCGGGTAAGATATCCTCGACTTGGTTGAAGACATTCGCATACTCCTCAAGCGTCTCCTCGACCTTGTGCTTGCGACCATACCTAGTGGTATACTCCTTGCACAAGAAGTAGCAATGCTTTCTCAACCACTGGTAGTTCTGTGAAGTCTGCCTAGCCCAAATAGTACAAGGGTGATTCAACATCACAGGCTTGTAAGGTGCATCCTCGATACCAAGATGAGTAGCGATAGTTGACATCATCTGCATACTCTCAGTTGGCATCTTCACAACATGCTGGTCCAACATCATCTGTGCTGATGTCTTGGGACTCATATCTAATGCGAAAATATTCATTCTTCCTCACCCCTGAAACTTGTTCTTAGTCTCTTAACCACAATGGCATCGACTCTCCGCTTGAAGAAGTCACTTCTCATTTCTTCTGTCAAGACTGCTCTCATAACTTTCTTGTTAGAGGAGATGTTATCTATTATCTTCTCAAGTCTGTTAACCTTGTTTTCCAAATCTATGATTCTCTGTCTCTCTTGGGGTTCCATATTCATCTTGTGCATTACCCATTGTCGCATACTGTCATTGTTGCCACCTTGAGCATACGCATTGGTGCTTCTCACCAAAGGCGTGTGGCCTTCCAAGTGGCTCTTCCTGTGGTTATTGCCTATGTGCATTTCACAATATTTCTGCTGACTGTTACGACTACGATATCTCACATTGCACTTATGCCCGTCTTCCAATATATATTCGCATCTTCTTATCATTTTCATTCTTATTCCTCCTGTTGACTAATTGATTGTAATTGCAGAGAAAGGTAGGGAGAATAGCACTCCCCGTACTAGGACGGCGAAATCCTCGGAAGTAAGAATTTACCTTTTTTATTTCGTACAAAACTCTGCTCGCTATGCCATGCAACGTAGCCATACGCTTTTGACATTTTGAGTGTGATTAGTAGGAAAATGCAATGCTGAGATGAGATGAAGCATCACTGCTATTGATTCTGCATTTTTACCACAGTAAACCTACTGTTTGAGTGTGATGAGGGAAAGGATAGGTACTATGCCCATCATGCGGAGTAGGGAACTGCAACCGGGAAAGTTGCNTCGATGTTACTTACGACCCCTGTTAACCTGCTTCATATTTTATACCGGGAAGCCGCTACTTACGTTCCTTGTAAGTGCGAACAAGTTCGGATGGATTTGACACCCCTCTTCTCACGAATGAGTAAGGCGAACCATCGTTAGTCTGCTCCTATATCTTCAATCCTTATTATTACTAAACCCTCTATCCCACGACTCGACACTTCATGTTCTTGCTGAAACAATCGCTAAACCATTTCAACTCAAAGGTGAAGGCTAATCCACCTGAACATTCTTTGTCTCCCTGAGCCATATGTGAGTGTGATATTTGTTTACTTCTTTCTCCTGTAAACTAGGAGTAGAGTCAGATAACCAATCAAGTCCTTGATGATGTCGTCATCTGATTCTAGTGAGTCATTACCGAGAACAAGCCTGTTTATCTTGTCGTCAATCCTGACTTTGATTTGCTCGTCAGTTGGTGCGGAGGAGAAATACCTCTTCGGGTCTAAGACCGAATCACCATACTGTCTGTTCTTACTTAGAACAAGTTCTTTCATTTCGTTGAACACCTCAGATATCAATTTCTGATTCTGAACCAACGAAGATTGAACCTTCTCATTCGCTTCTTTCATTTTGCTGTTGTATTGCTTCTGTTTACCAAATCCATCTGTCATGTTATCATACCTCCGAAAAGTAAGAACTTCATCATATTTTCTTTTTTCACTAATATTTCACCATCATGTAAAATTGAACATTAGAGCAGTACAACGTTTTGCACTTATTTTTCAATTTTTCACATTTTTCACCTCCTCTCAAAGAGAGAGAGTAGACTATGTATGTGTCATATAGAGTAGTAGTAGTAGAGGTGAAATATATGAAATATTGAAATATTACTTAAAATCATTA